TCAATGTCCATTCCTGTTGTCAACTAATTCAATATCGTTCGGTTCAACATAACCCGATACGTTTACTGAAATTGGATACTTGCCAATGCGGCTTTCGAGATTCGTCACCCGATAGCGACCATTGACTAGTTTTCCATCATATATAAACCATTCTCCCCGACGGCGCATACCGCAGTGAGTCTGGCTGTTTGAAAATAATACTCCGTCTAATTTAATTTTGTCTCCTGCACGAAATGTATCCTTATTGTCTGCCATCAAAAGGAACTCCATGTTGCCATCCCGCAGATGCCATCAGCCGCCAATCCATGTGCTTTCTGCCACTCTACCAGCTTAGCTTTTGTGCCAGCACCAAAGATGCCATCCGCTTTCAAGCCAAGATGACGTTGCAATACAGTGACAGCATAAGACACACCGCCTGTACAATCCTTAGAGCCCTGACGAATTGTAGGCATGATTTTATTCACGACATGATAAGCAGTACCGCTCTTACTAATCCAACGGCTTGGAGCCTCACGCACATCAATGTGAACGAAACCGCCCGTCACTTGTGCACGACTATAATAGCCAATGCCACCGTGCTTCTGAAAGTAGGGGAGGGAAGTCACATACAGTGCAATACGAATTGGATCGATACCAGCGATGTGAATATCTGCCGCTGTACCCAGACAATGCTGGCTGCGAGAACTGCCACCGATTGAAATATTGTACGCAGGAGTACGGTAGGCAGAACTGATCAGAACCGGCTTTCCAAAGTGGTCACGAATCTGCTGCAGAGTCTCTACCAACTCGGTTGCCACCTTGAATTCATCGCTCTTATCATTGCAGGCAAATTCATAGGCGCAGAAATTCTTGGACAATTTTTTATTCCAGTCCTTCTTCATAGAATATGTAATAATGCTCATAGAGCTACACCTTCAATCCTTCTGGAATTCGGTTTCAATCTTTTCATTCTGAATATCCAGTTCCTTAACAGCAGCTTCAATCATCATCTCGATAATAGGAGTGACCTTTACACCCATCTTCTCCAGAATAGTGATAACGTACTTTTTCTTATCAGCTTTCTTAATCGCTCCGGTAAGACCAAGCTTTTCAGCTGCACGGACAGCCATCTGGACAATCTTGTACATACCAATCTGCTTCAGGTAAGGAATCCCATAGGCGATAAAAGCAGTGCCTGCACCAGTGATAACCAGTTTCACAATAACAGAGACGATCTCATTAACAATACTTGCCATAGTAATACCTCCTGTTTTGAATAAAAAAATAAAGCCCGGCACACACGTACCGAGCTATGTATTAAATGTCTTTTAAATTTTGTCCGTCAATCAGGTAGCTTTCAAGAGCAGCCTTAGCTTCCTTCATGGGGTCGATAGCATTACCATCAATGCCGTGACTGAGTAGAGCCAGTAGGGCTTTCATCATCACATTGATACCATGCTCGCTCTTATTTACGCGCTGTTCAACGCCAGCGATTTTTCGTCCATGGTCTTCAACTACGATGTCCTGTTCCTTCTGGTGCTCTTCAATAGACAAAAGCTTGGAGCGATATAAATCCAAAACCTCTTTATCATTCTTGAGCTTGCGGTCAATATCTTCCAAATGCTTGTCATGTTCAATCAACTTCATATTCTGCTTCGTGTCGGGCTCTTTAGCTTTCTTGATTGCTTTTATAATAACAACAATGGCAGCTGAAATAGCCGTAATGCCACCAGCAATACTTAGAATCATTTGCCAAAGCTGTTCTATTGTAAAGCTGATAACACCCGGAGCATGAGTTGGTGCGGCAGTCAACAAACCAATCATTTCATCACCTCGATTCTGGTTGACGAAAATTTCACAATATGATAGAATAGTCCCGTCAAGATTCGTCGAGCGAATTTAGACGTCCTATCTTTGTATAGGTGTGGCGGGAGAGCTCTGGGTGTAACAGCCCGGGGCTCTTTCTGTTTTTACATACGTTTACTGCTTTGGCTCGCATACCTTACGCCAGTGATAATGGGGCTTATCCTCGTGGAACATGATATAGCGTATCCAGTCATCAGCGTAAATGCATAACAGCGCAAGGAAGAACCATAGCACAGTGAATGGCAGACAAACCTGACCCAGCAGATTGAATGGCAGGGAAGAGTAGTCCCAGATATGCAGACCGAGCATCAGATTCAGCGGGATGCCTATAACAAGCTCCATACCGGTCACAAATAATGCACCGACAAGACCCTGTTTCCACATGGGCATTTCCCACGGAATATAATTGTTTAATCCACCTATGACAACAAAACAAATGCCGCCCACTACAGTCATAGTCCAATGTGAGTGGCCACGCCACAACATCTCGATGCAATAATAAAGCGCCCCTCCTATCAAAAAGAGAAGCGCACATTTCAATAATTCTTTATACTTCTTTACGATTTTGCTCATTCGGCGACCTCCTTCTGCCCGCGGTCTCAAGATATTGCTTCAGAACAGGGTCGTAGTTGATTTCGATTGCATACAGTTCATCCATTGTAGTGCACGCCTTGATAGCCAACTCCAGCTCTTGTTGGCGAGACACAAAGGGCTGTACATAAGTACCAATAGCCATAGCCAATGAGGCGAGGTCTTCATACTTCCATCCGGTGCACTCGTCGCCGGTCGTATTCCACTTCAGCGGAAAAGTCTTGCCATTAGAGATAGCAAGCTGATACAGAGACAGGTTAGAAGTGAGCAAAGCCTGCTTTTCACTGGTGACACTATAATACTTGCCATCCGTCCATTGGAGCGGATGAGAAGCAAGATATTCAGAGAGCGCGGTTTTAGACTCGACAATTTTTGATTGTTTGGATTCCTCTAGGACTTTCGACACCTCAGTTTCGTCAACGGTAATCTCTTTCCCAATCAATTTTGTGACCGTTTTAATAGTATTTTTTTCTTCAACCAGCACATCTACAAATGGAAAACTATCCGGGATAGCTACCCCTGCCGGAATGACTGCCCAGCCCTCTGGTACAGTGGCCTCCCCCGGGCTGTTGCGGTTTTCATGTGCACCGTTGTCCATGGCTGCAATTTTAATCAAATTCATACGACCTCACTCCCTTCCTCGTCCGCTTGGGCAGCGGTAAAGAACCTGTGGTCGATATCAATACCGAACACATGGTAGGTTCTGCCAGCTCTATCAAGCAACATATAAGCGCCATTATTAAGATTGGTATCAGTGCCCGGCTCTTCTACTCCGTTGCTAGTCTTGAGCTTTTCTCTTGTCCAGTAACGTTCTATTGTTGTACCGTTTTTGCGATACTTAATGGACATCTTAGGAGAATATCCATACTCGATAACAGGACCCTGATTAACGTTACTACTATCACTGGTTTTCGATAAACCTCTCGTCCAATCGCTCGTAAGAGCACTCATGACGACATACGATTCTGTGAATTTTTCACTAACCTGCATTAGTCGTAAAAATGCGATTCTTTCGGGACAAGTTTCAGATGTACTAACATTCCACTGACCATTTTTTCCAGCATCAAGAAAAACCACAACATCGTACTCTTTGGACAAAGTGGTTCTGATTGGGTTTGTCTCGGTAGCGTAGGTACTGCCGCCTGGGTCACTTGTGTAAAGAGAATCTCTGTGCGCTGTCCCCACATAACTGCCCTCATAAGTAATGCTATACGGCAAATTCTTCGCAGTCAATGCTGTCCCAGCTGTTGTAGCATAATTCACACTGAAATTGCTCGGATTATACACATACATATTGCTGGCATCATTGCCGCCCCAGAGCCATGTGGGTTGACCAGATTGACCGTTCCAATGAAAACGCATGTATTGACTATCATTATTCAAATATTGAGTGTTTGTAGCATTTGCCGCACTTGTAGCATACTTCACATTCTTATCTTTGTCCGCAGTATTGTCAACGTTACCCAGTCCAACCTCGGCCTTGGTGTAACTTGGTTTTGTAGCTGCTTTGGCCCATGCAGATACATCACTTGCGGGCATAGAAGTTGGGAAATCCGTTATTTGGGATTTTGTGTGCGTATGTGAAATAAGTGCTTTACCATCAACTAATGTTTTCAAAGCTTTACCCTGTGCAGCGCTAAGGCTCTGATCTGTACTATCGCTTGTCAAATTATTCTGGATTCCGCGCCATGTATTAGTGTCAGTAAACTTCGCATCTGCTGGAACACTCTTGGCGATTGTGTATCCAATTGCAACGGGCTTACCACCAGAGAAGTACACAGGCTGAGTCGCACTACCTGCACTAGAATCAAGTTTTACTGCACTGTTTGCAGAACCACCAGCACTTCCAGAGCCTGCATAATTGTGAGTATGAGAAGCGGCTGCATAATTTCCTTTTGGCTGATAATTAGCGAGTTTTGTATTTACTTCACTTTCGGTATAATAGCGGTCATCATGAGTGTGCCCGGCAGCTGCGTAATCTCCACTATTCTTTGTCACAATCGTGCCAAATCTACCACGGTCACAGTATTGCAGATTAGAATTTCCACTACCGTTAAAAGCACCATTCCAGAATGTCATGAAAGCCATTGTTGGAACGAAACCGTCATCTGTGGATTGATTCTTCCAATCAGAATGTCCTACAGTAGACAAGCTTTGAACTTTCTTGTAGGCGGACGCGCCGAGACCGAGCCAACTACGCACACCATCCTTTGAAGCAGTGTGAATCTTCATATCAGAAGTGTAACCAGCAACATAAGAAAGTGTATTTGCGTCAAGGTCTGCACCTGACCAACCAATTTTTATGGTGTTGTTTGCATTGTTGTAGTCTCGGACACCAACAGTGGCGACCTCGGCGGTAGTTGCATGACCATTCAAATTAGCTGTAATAGTTGAACGGTTCACATTTACACCCGGATACGTAGTTGTGGGCGCAACACTTTGACCACTATTTTCATATTTTGATTTTTGAATTGTCCATGTACAGTCATAGTCTGCCGCAAGAAAATATGTTCCACCACCACGAAGCCACCAAACAGGAATAGATGGGTTGCGTAATTGCTGATATCCAACTGGTGGGTTATTTGAGTCATTGATCCAATATTGATCGTTAACCAACACCATTCCTTGCATAGTTGTCGTTCCCCAACCTGACGCTTCTTCAAGAATATCAACTACTGCGGTAAAACCAGCGCTATGTGCACTCCAGCTAGGCTTAGAGCCACTGTTGAGCTGTACGCTACATTTAAAACGTCGAAATCCGTTATATGGAACATAGGTGCCAGTAACCGGATACCAAGTATTTTGATCTAGATCCGTTAGGTTGACGGGTTTGCATTGATTGATGTAGGTTTCTTTTGCGAAATTGGCAGACGCAACACTTTTATTTTTATCAGCTGTGTTATCAACGTTTCCAAGCCCCACTTGATCTTTTGTGTGAGTGTGTCCACTCGCCGCATAACTACCCTTAGGCTGATACGTCCCATCTGCCTTACCCTTGATATAATTCCACAAGGTAGAAAACTTCACGCGACCAAACGTATTTCCGCCGCCTGTATCCTGTTGAATAAAATAAGTATTATCGGTAGGAGTGGCAGTCCAAGATGTGGTCAGTTTAGAAAGCAAACCGTCCGCTCCCGCCTCGTTATTATTTACCTTGCTATTCAGCTTGCCATCCATTTCGGACTCTGTATAATACCTGTCGTCATGGCTATGGCTTTTCGGAGCAAACTTTTCTTTCAATTTACCCCAAAAATACTGTAAACCAGCGTTATCTAAATATCCCATAATCGACCTCCTGTCTCAGTAAAAACTGAAATCAGCTTGCCAAAACAGTGTCGATTTCAGTATTTGTGATCTTTGTAATAGTAAAAATTTCGCCAAGTGCATCCCAGTTGGAGCCATTCCATGCATAGTTCATTCCATTGCCAACGTCATACACATCACCAATGGTCTGACCGCTCGTGGGTAGCTTGTCCGTAGAAGCAACGGAACCCTTGTAACGATACATCGCCGTGATATCGCTCTTCAGCGCATAGGTGCTTGCCGCGCCAAATCCATCCAGTTTTTGTTTATCTGCAGTGCTCATCAAGCCGTGAGTGCTCTGTGTTGCGTCACTGTATGTTGTATTGGTCGGAGTAGCCCAAATGCCATCGCCACGTAGATATTGACCCTGCTTGCCAGCTGCTGGGGCAGGAACTAAGCCAGAACCACCCGCAGCCGAAGCGGTAGCAGCCTTAAAAGTGCCATATGTAGTATTTGTGTCGGGCGGAACCTGCCAAGTACCATCAGAGCGCAGATAACGGTTTGCAGCACCTGCGGCAGGAGCCGGAGCAAGACCACGTTCACCCGCAGCCGAAGTAGTAGCACCCTTCATATCACTATAAGTGGTGTTATTATCATTGCCCCACTGAGCAGTACCATCAGTGCTCCATCTCAGAATCTGACCAGCGGAACCACCGGCCGGAATATGCTTGTTGCCAGAGCTGGTAGGGTGAGAATAATTGTTTGCACCGTTCGCAATACCATCTAGCTTAGCTTTGTAAGCAGCGCTAAAGTCGTTTGTAGAAAGCCCTTTGCCTTCGACTTTATCAACCTTGTCTGCTAATTTTGCTTTTATTTTTTGCCAGAAGTAAAGCAGGCCATCATAATCTAACCAAGCCATAAATTTCCTCCTTTATGTTGATAGAATTTTATCTATGTCTGAATTCGTTAGAGCCTCAATATACAAAGATGGGTCGCCAGTATTCACAACCAATTCGCCATTCTCATCTGTCATAACGGTGGTGATACCCGTGCCCTTGATGGATACAGAGCTTTGCTTTGCGCCATCCAGCGTGATTTTAGCATTACCATTAAGTGCGCTCTTATTTGCGCCAAGTGAGAAATCGTTATCATTTAAGAGCATCCAATTTCCGCCTAAGAATGTATACAGTTTGTCGGGTTTCAGATAATAGATTTTTTCGGCTAGAGGAGCCAATGGTAAGTCACTCACAACCTCTAAATCGCTTCCGATTTTTACGTGAGCCGTAGCAGTATCTCGATAGGCGTTTCCGGTGTCAAGGCAGACAATAAGCTGTCCGTCGATCACTGGAGTCTTGTCGAGTTGAGATTGTGCAATCTCTAAAAGTGATAATTTTGACATCATGAAACTCCTTTTCGATAAAAATACCCTGCCAGCTATACAGAGCCGTAGCGCCGTAAGTCAGCAGGGAATATAGATTATTCAGACAGAACCTTCCAAGTCAGAGCACCTTCAACGCTCTTGACGCGATTGTCCATAGCGGTATTCAAGCCGTCTGCATAGGTTTTTGCAGCATCGCGAGCGGCATCGGCTTTCTTGGTGGCGTCCGCCGCAGCAGTAGCAATTACTTCTGATTTTGCGGCAGTTAGTTCATCCTGAGATACCTTTGCATTCCAAGCTTTGCGCTCTTCAGCGGTAATATGCACAACGGCATCCTTAGAGTGTCCATCCAGCTGATCCTGCACCTTCTTGATTTTTGCATCTGTTTCTGCCTTAGTGTAAGCATCCGGCACAGCTACATACAAGCCATCATCTTCAATTATGATAGAGTTATTGGCTTTTGCGGACACACGCACAGCAACACTGATTTTATTGTCGTTAGAAACGGTCACGGTTGCAGTAGAAGTTGCAACACCAACATAAATATCAATCAAAGAACCGACAGGAATCTTAATGACCTCGCCAGTAGTGATAGTCAGTTCAATCTCATGGGTCTCAGCGTTATAGACGCCGCTCTTCACCACCAGATCCTTGCCAAGTGCAATCGTCAGGGTGTCGCCGCCAAACACAGGCAGTTTGATAGTGCGAGTTTCTGCATCATAAGTAGGCTCATGAATAACACCAGTCAAGGTAGTGGTAACAGGTTCGTCACCCTTTGCCACACTCAACACACCAGCATTATAGGTAACATCTGTAACGAACTTACCTTTGATACCTTCCACTGCTGCAACCTTGGCATTAACATAGTCGGCGACAGCTTTGGTGGTCGGAATATCATCATTGGTGGCATCTGCCGGGATCTGTGTAATAGTCTTTTTGTTCAGTTGCACAAACTCCACGCCATTCCAAATATGCATGGTGTAGTCTGTCATGCAGAAATAAATAATGCCCTGAACCTGCCCGGCTGCGGGCAGAGAAGACACCATCTTAGTGCTCTTGGTGTACTCAGTTGTGCCCTTAAACAGTTGCAACGTATCGGTCGTAAAGTACAGTGTGTCCATGTCTTTTGGAGCAAGGGCATCGTACCGCGCTTTCGTACCATACGCAAATTTTACTTGTGCCATATTTTTTCCTCCTTATTAGAATTCAGTCCATTGGAAATTTGTAGATTGAGTTTGAAAAGGCTCGACGAAGAACCGACCCGACTCCGTGCTTTGTTGCACGACCCACGGTTCATATTTGTCGTCTTTGCCTCGTATCATTACGGTCTGACCTGCATAAGTCGCGTCATTCTGGTTGATTGCCTCATTTGCCGCCGGAATACTATCAAAACAAAGCGTCCGAGGCGCTACCTTTTGAATAGATAAGTCGTCCCGGACGTATATGAATTCTGATGTGTCTTTTGTGATAATAAGGTCTTTGCCATCAATCAACCCAAGCGCAATCGCGGCTTCTACGTCTTCTGCGTTACCGTAACCAAGCTTCGAGTATTTGTATGCCATTCTTTTCACCTCGCTTTAAACGATGGTTAGAATGGGACAACACGCATACTACCATCTTCAGTTTCCACAGTTTCAGTCGTGATCTTAATAGCGTTACCAATGGGTTTGCCCTCGGAGGTAAGCTGAATACGATGTTCTTCATCGTAAGTGATGTTATCAGCCTTGTTGGCCAGACTGGTATTGAAGCGGTCTGTCATCGCCTTATTCAGAGCCTCCAGTGCAATAATACGCTGGTCAAGTGTGCTCAGTGCTTCATCGGGAATCAAATCAGACCACTTACTGATAGGAATAATATGTACAACGCCGGGGCCAGCCTTACGCACGCGCTGAATCGTCTGTCCTTTAGAGTTCATCTCAACATGAATGAAGGTCAACTGGAACTCAATATCGCCAGCTTCACTCGTCAGACCCGTATCAAACGGCAGAAGATACTCCAACCGGTTCTTGTACAAGTCTTTTGACTTTTGTAGAAATTCAGTTTTATAGCGTTTGCTCACAGGCAAAACGTATTCCAGCATAACGGCATAGTCACTGATATCTACTCCCTTGTAGGTCTGATCGGCAAGAAAGTGCAAATTATCCACCAGCTTGCTCCGCTGCATGATACGCTCAGTCAGACTCGCTGTGATAGTGTTATCCTCGTTAATTAAAAAGGTATACATATCACACCTCCTTTCCGTTCACAATGTACAGGTAATCATCCAATGAGATCTTCTTGCCCTCAAGCAAGTTCTCAACAAATTTGTCCTGTACCATTCCATTCTTATAGAGTCGATGCATACTCTCGACGAACTCAGTGAAAATCTTCTCCATCACAGTAGACCTCCTTGAATTAACGTCAGTGTATAGGCATCAATAATGGCCTCAGGAGTTGTACCTCCCAAGGCCTTGATTTGGTCATATTCATATTTATCAATCGGCTCAAGCGTCACAGTGTCATACTCCGGGGACGGAATCAGGTAATAGCCATCAACGTGCCAGATGTACTTGCCGTTGCTGCTGATAATACCCTGTGCATCATCCTCGGTACAGTTCACCATAATATCGTGCTTGGGCTGATACTTCACAAAACAAAGGCGGTCAAGAGCATCGATCACTCGACCGTCTTTAAGTACCTTGTAATACACTCTCAACACCTCCTTAAATACTGAACATAATGGTTACACCCAACTGCTCGGACGGATAGTGGAAGCCATACAGCTCGCCAGTCTCCTCAATTGCATAGAAGTATCCGTCATAAGTCGCAAACGGGCTACGCAGCCAATACTTTGTTGCCTTACCCTCTGCATTGTGCTTGATGCGTGATTCATTGCCAGTCATATAACTGATTGTTTGACCTTCGTAAACGTAAGGCTCGTCAATCATCGAAGAGCTTACTTCAATCGCAGATGGAATGAAGAAATAACAATCCGAAGTCACGATTTCCTTACTCTTACTGCCAGCAGAACTCGGCACTTTGACTTTCTTGATAAGCTGTTTCCAGCCAATTGGCAAAGCGTCAACTAAACGAGAGTCAAGATACTCGCGCAGGGAAGTGTTGCCCCAACCGCCAGCATTGTTGGAAGAAGAACTCAGCATCATATCCTGACCCAGAGTGTCTTTTTGCAAGAACGTCATGGAACAACGCTTATTGGAATTGTCACTCAGGTAGTAGTTCTTAAAGCTTGCTACTTCAACAATCAGATTATCGTGTGTCCATGCAGCCAGCTCACGGCAAGCAGCATCACCAAGGTCTGCATACCAAAGCTTAGACCAATAAACCGTACCTTTAGCGTGGCGCTCGTAAGCACCATCGTCTGCCTTTGCACAACCAAACACCAGTGTGGCGTTCGTCTTTGTGGAGCGGGTACGAGTGATCTTTGTGTAGCTCAGTGTAGAGCCATAGATATTAGAAGAGTAGACATACAAGCCATTGTCGCCCTTGATGTGCCGGATAACAGTCATATCACGAGTACCAGCTGCCACACCATTTGCAGAGTCGATACCCCAAGTTGTCTTCACGCCAGTAGAATTCCACAGCCGGATACCATTCATGCCGTTTTGCTCAAAGCACTGCATCAGAACAGTGTTATTTGCATTTGTGGCATCCATCTTATAGTCAACAGCCAGCACAAAATCTCTGTCCTCTTCAAACAGCTGAATGTTGGTGTCAATATAGTTCTTGCCATCAAACACCTGCGGCTCGCTGACAAGAATCTTTTCAGTGATATCCTCATAAGAGAAATCATTGCCAAGCTGGATGGAGACTGCATCCTTTGCCGTAGCAATGTTCTGTTCAACACCAACCTTGTTCATTGCATAGATCTCGACAGGGCGAAGCTGACCGATTTCCTTACCATCAAAGTAGGTAGAAGAATATTCGCAGCTATCATAAACAGCATTGATATCCTTATCGCCGGTGACGTAGCCGCCCTTGTCCCAACCACTAAACAGGTAATACTTAAAAGCACTTTCCTCAGAGGTATAAGTGGGAGTATCACCGTCATACAACACCATAGAGCCATACGGAGCAACGGTTTCCTTCAGCACTGCTCCACGGTTCATGTAACGAACAGTGTACTTGCGCACTGATTCGGTATAGGTTGCTGTAATAGTCTGATTGCTGAAAACGGCAACAAATTCAGTATCCCAACCGCTGAAAGTAAAATCCGTAGAAATCGTACTCTCGGTCGTAGGTGTCGGAATCGGATTCTCTTTGCGTGTAACAGGATCAACTGCCTTATCGCCCTTGTCAATGTACTGAACATCCAGCACCATGCCATCCTTATTCACGAATGTCCAGACAAACTGCTGAACCAGCGTGTTGTAAGTGATATTCAAATCAGGCCACTGTGCGTTATAATCAGCTAACTGACGCTCACGCATAATGGGCACATGAACGCTGCCCTCGATAACAGAGTGGTCAGTATTGTAACCATTTTCGTCCAAGCCGGTCATCTTCAGCAGACGTTCCAGCAGGGAAGTATCATCCAGTTCCCACTTTACGCCAGTCAGACGCACACGGTTCAGGCTCGTACACTTTGCCAGCATTCCAATCATGTCGATGGTTGGGCAGTTCTCAACTGTCAGTGTGGTGATATTCTTATAATCCGTAATCTTCAGGTCAGTCAGATAGTTTAGGTTCTTAGCGCTCAGGCTTGCAATCGCAGGCAGTTCGGCCTTCTTGATCTTGCCGCCTTTAGCAAACGCGACACCAGTAATACCAGAGCCGCCAGCATAGAACTCCTCCAAATTTGTACATCCAGTCAGACTAATGGACTTCTTCAGATTCGGAACGTTCTGCAGATTCAAATGCTCAAGCAGAGTATTATTGCCAACCGCGAAGTCAGTCATATTCGTATTCTTATAGCCCTCGATGGCGGAACCAATCTTCAGGTCAGTCAGCTTTACACCGTGACTAAAATCAACATAACCGGGGTAGAAACCAGAAATGTCACCAATGCTCTGGATAATAGAAGCATTGTAAACGTAAACTTCGGTATCGTTCATTGCCGCAATCGGGCACTGAATCTCGTAAGTTTGACCACGCTTACCACGCACCTTTACAGGGTTAGAACCATACCGTACAGAGACATAAGTATCAGCGTAGGGGACAATATGGAAAGTACCATCGGGCTTCATGCCTGTCCAGTTTGTCGGAGTGTAACCACGAATGGTCATATCATCAGAGGTGCAAGCAGCGCCTGTATACTTTGATGCCATGTATTTTTCCTGATAACGCTGGAACTGACGCCGCTGATGGCGCTTGTTACCATGCATCATGGGAAGATAGCTGGTAGTACCATTGTCTTCATAAGTGCGGAAATACTTGCGCCGCATATCCATGATCCACAGCTTCTCGGGCTTTACATCCTGATAGTCCTCAAACTTCTTCAGAATACGGGTAGAACTCCATGCCAGAGCACTCTCACGGCTCAGGAACATCTTTGCAAGGTCATCTGCAAACAGGTCACGAATCTTACACCACAGCTTGGAGTCATGTGCGTTAAACACGCTCTTTGTGCCGATGGTGTCCGTATCCTCGTAACCGTAGCTCAGAGTCAGACCACCCTCATTATCGTTACCCATGGCAGTATCGTTATCGTAGTCAAAGCAGAAATCCCAGTGCACAAGGTCAGTCGTGTGAGGGAATACGTTCTTTGCACGGTTATCAACCATGGTATGACGCTCGGTAAACAGATAGTGGAACAGGGCAGAGTCCTTAATAAAATAGTTCTCGAAATTCTTCTTGAACTCAGTATCATCTGCATTCACGACCCAGTTCTGTACGCGAATCCACGCATTTTTAGCTTCCTGAATCTCTTCCTCGGTACATGCTTTGTTGATATAGCGGAACTCAAAGCTGTGGTCGCCATCCCAAGTTTCCTCAGAGAAATCGCCACTCAGGAAGCGGGTCTGTGCATCGGTGTTATTATCGATCTCAATGATAACTTCCTTGTGGTTGTTCGGGTCCATACCCATTGTGTCACTGTTCTTCTTAGAGTTGCCAAAATCTCCGCAAGCATAGAAGTGCCACTGACCATCCTTAAAGACGGTTGCGTTTGTGGTGTCGGTCTCCTGAATAAACACAACACAGGGATAGAACGCCATGGTGTCGCGCACTTTCGGATTATCCTTGCGAGCCTGACGAATATACGGGTTGAACTCGTTGAACTCGTCTGCCAGCAGAGCATTGTTTGCATTCTCAGAAGAGGCAACATTGACTTTGATATTAAAATACTTTTCGCCAACGCTATTTTCTGTAAACGCATACTTGCTGCCAGTGCTTTCGTTACCAAAGGTAAAACCACCAGAACAATCAATATCAATATTACGACCGGATTCGCCGTATGCATTAGAGCTAGTACCCTGTCCCTTATGAGAACCAGTGGCGATCCAGTTATCTTCCACAGCACGACCATTCTTGTAAATGTGTTGAATAGTTGTGTTAGGTACTTCGTTCTTCTTACCGGTCGTAAAGGTCGGAGCAGAGATCTTGATAATGCGCAGATCTGGGCACTTCTCAGCTAGTAGGTCAGGATTCAGCTCGCCGCTCACGTCCGTAATATCATTGCGGGTGTAGCGCTCAATCATTTCCTCTGCATTCTTTGCGTCCGCAATAAAATTGTCGAGGATCTCGTCGTCCGTCAGGTTCATCATGTAGGACTTCATGCGGTAAACAAGCACGTCACAATCAGGAGAACCAATCGTAATGCCTACCGGAGAAGCCTGTGTAAAGTTGTCGCTTGCGTCATACAATTCAACGCGGCAGGGAATACCATCCAGCCACAAAACCATTTCTTTATACTGACTGTCAGGCAAAATATTGAACTCGAACTCCATAAAATCATCTTCGCAGGTCGGAAGAGAAATGCTATTCTGCTCACTGGTCAACGTGACCTTCTGCGCCTGAATGTTCAAACCGATACCACCATTCAAGCAGGTCAGCGCCGTAGCATCGTAGTTCTTGACATTCGTAGTCTTAAACACGAGCTTGAAATTCTTGCCCAACTTCTTTGCATCATCGCCAAACAACTTATAACTGATATTTGCAGTTGTACCAGCCTTTACACAGAAGTAGGTATCGCCATCTTCGTCCAGCTGATAACCACCATTAGACCAGTCAAAATTATCGCTTACAGTCAGCCTTGTATTGCCATCAGACCACAAACGGGTCTCGTCAGCGTTAGTTTTGCCAGCAGGGTTAAAATCAAAAGCTAGATTTGTCTTAACGGGCTCAATCGTAATACCAAGCTCTTTAATCTCGACACTAATCTTCTTGCTTACGGAGCCGCATACGATTTTCAACGTATGAGTGCCAATATCAGCGGATTTCCATGTCCATGTCTGCATGGTACGTCCGACAGTCAGAGTGGCAGTCTTAGCGCCGTCAACCTCCAGCGTTACAGTGGTTGTAGAGCTAGAAGGGTCATAAACGGTATAGTTGATTGCAACATTGCTGTACTGCTTTGCACTTGCCGTCTTTGTAGCGCAACTAATGATAGGAGTCGTATTACCTTCGGTCGCCCACATGATATCTTTGACGACCTTATTACTGGTGACCTGTTTTCCATTGATTTCAGCAGTCATGGAAACTTCTACCAAATGTGCGCCGTGGGGCTGTGCAGGAATAGCATAAGTCAGCTGTCTGCCGGTAACGCTGCTTGTGGTAGAATCAAGAATCTTTCCATCAATCGTAAAGTTGATAGTTTTTGTAATATTGCCATATGGAGTGTAGCGGAAGGTTACCTCTCCACTATAAACCAACGTATCATCAAAAGAACTTTCCAGATAGAACTCAACGACATTGACAGTCCAAGTCTTTGTACCAACACTGCCAACACTATCAGTTACCTGTAGCTTAACAGTATTGTCACCGCTGTGCAGATATTGTGTTACGTCAAAGCTGTTCTTTCCCTGGATAACGGTCTGCGTGCCAACTTTTGTATTTCCGACATACCAGACACCAGTAGCAGAACCAGTGTCATCGCCAGAATTGTCCACAGAAGAGAACTTAAAATTGATAATAGCTGGGTCGCCAGCAATAACAGTTAGCGCAGAGCCATCCAGACGCTCGATCTTGATAACACTTGTACTGCCACCAGTGCCACCGCCGCCACCACCTTGGATGACAACCTGTGTTTTCACAGTGCCATTTTCCAACAGGCTCAGCTTTGAATCCTCATAAGTAATATCATACTCACGCCCAGAATTCGGATCGGGCTTCACATTCTTTAGCTGCTCCTGAATTTCGGAAATATCACTATTGATGGTATCGATGCTGTTCTGCAAACCGGAAGCAGTGTTTTTCACCACAGTCAGGTCATTCGCAACGGTCTCAACGCTTGTCTTTTCGGCCTTTGTTTCCAGCAACTTATTGACTGCTGTCTTGTTGTAATAATCACTTTGCAGCGTCTCAGGCAAACTACCAACGCTATTCTGCAAAGCCTGTACAGCAGCATCATTGCTGGTCTTATACTCGGTCAGTTCGGTCTTAACGGGCGCAATCTTTTCATCGATTTTTGCTTCAACGGTTTTATTAAAAGCGGTCACCCAATCAGCACTCGGGTCAGTATTCAGAGTGATGGTTTTAATAACCTTTTCGCCATTCAGGAACTTGATCGTCTGTGTTTCAGCATCATACTGCACATCAAACTTTGCCAGACCGTCAACCTTGGCGATATCATCCCGAAGCAGAGTAACAAAACCGTCAACCTGTTCCTTAGTATAGTAGTTTGCCAGCGTATCAGCCAGACCATCTACAACAGCCTGTGCTTCTTGTGCGCTCTGTGCAGCCTGAGTTGCAGCAGTCTGTGCCTCACCAACCTTCTGGCTCATCGTAGCTAAGAACTGAGTATACCAGTCATCGCCGGTCGGATCGGTCATTGCTGTGCCAGAGAGGGCCTTGAGAACAGTCAACTGGCTATTCGGACGAGTGCGCCATAGATAGTTTTTTGTCGTGCTAGTGTTTGGAACAGTAATTGCACCAACAGCCATAATCTCAAACTGAAGATTGCCTTCTTTTACAGTAGCAGAATCACTGACCATCCAGTAAAAACGAATCTTGTCAGAACTATAACTCACATTCACGGGTGCAGCATAATTTTCCTCGTTCTTTGCGTTGACATAATGCACCTGAATGGTCATTTTCATCAAGTCGATTCCATCGTAATAACGCGGCATTTCAAATGGAATAACCTGAGAGTTGTTTTCCTGCGTAATGTTAATCTGATTTGCGTTGATTGAGATTTCTTTGTTTTCTGTTACGGTAGAAAAATCATTATCAGTGAACTCGTCATACCATGTATAGTTGCCACTTCTGGAATAATCCTCCTCAACATCGGCAAGAGTAGAAATATCAACCTCGTCGTACACAGGACGCTGCACATCCTCTTCAAGATTAAGATCCATGGTGGCGGGCTCAAATGCTTTTGCAGCTAAACGCTTTGAATCTTCAAATGATAAAGCCATTTACTCACCTCCAATTTTTATTATTCACTTGCTTCGTTAGTAGCCGTATCCAATGGCGATTGCGGAATTTCAATATTCCAGTCAATACCGAAAACATAATAAGTTGTATCTTTTTTGTTTAACAAAATATCAGTGTTCGGAGATGTTTCAACTGAATACATTTCTACTTGTTTATTTTCGCTATCGTAACGATAAAGATACTTTGTTAGTGTTGTTGCCCCAGTTTGATAACAGACTCCGTTTGAAACACATGCAGGCCACGAAAACGGCGCGTAATTTTCAGCACCACGAATTGGCAAAACACTGATCTTTGATGCTGCGCCGCCAAACAAAAATGGCAATACAAAATCTTTGGTTTTATAATGATCGCCAGTATACGTGTAGGTCTGTTTTGGAACTGGAATAACTAAAATGGAATCATATATTTTATTGACTTTGATTTTCACAGCTTTTTCAGCAGACCCAACAACACCATTTCCAACATAACAAGTCTCAAATGTCATTGTATATGGTAACTGTGGCGCGAGCGGTGTAAATCCAAGAGCGCCGGCAACGTTATTAGCAGTAATGTTCAACTTTCCATCTTCTGTAACTGTCACGTTATCGCCAACTTTAACGCCACCCAGAGAGTCAACAGTAGCGACGGGCAGAGAATATTTATCAATAACAACCGGATTTGCGTCATCACCAAAATTTACAGTAACATTATTCTCTGTCTGCTCAACAGACTTCACATAGTCATGACTTGTCTTATTTACAGCATTATCCGCAGTCTGATTTACCTGCGCCACATAATCAGTAAAATCAGTAGGAAGAGTACCTTTTAACGTCTTTAGATTTTCAAGAAATTCGGCTGTTTCTTGTGCTTTTTCCTCCGCGACAGTCTTGGAACTCATCGCGCTAGACGCAGCAGTTGTTGCCTTTTGAGTATTCTCTTTTACCTCGTTAGAATAGTCAGTAATTAGAGACTTGACATCCTCTGTATAAAGACGCTCAATTGCCATAACGGCATGTTTTAACTCATTGATGTCTTTTGCACCAATCAGCATATTTTTTAGTTTTGGGTTACTCAAAAGAATATTCTGGGCGGTAGCATAATTGCCTTTCGCCAACGCTGCCTTGTAATTGTTCGCAGCATCCAAATAGTCGGAGGATACGTCCTCGCTGTCCTCCCAGCTATCAATCTTGGCAGGGAAGTTGGTGAACTCAAGGTCTTTGTAGCTCCCGTCCTGATTCATTTCATAAGTCATCTATTACACCTCCTGTGTATTTGGAGCATAAAATAAAGCCCCGATTTCTCGGAGCCGGTTAATATTTATTCTGAACAATGTACGGATAGTAGGGGAAGTAGCGCATCAATGTAAGTGTCATCGTTCCCTCACCAATGGAGATATCTATTTTCTTTATGATAAACTCAAGAGCCTCACCATGCGTATCAATGTATTTTGGCACATAGGTTATTTTTTGATTAACCTCAAGCCATGGAATCAACAGACACTCTACATTGACACTATCGGTCAATCGGCAGGACTTCCACAACTCATATTCAGCGCACTGCATAGCAGATTCATCTGTATAGTACACTTCGTATTCTGAACCAGAACAGACCTTGTTTCTACGTCCGATTTTTTCAATTGTAAAACGCGGATTCGCCTCAGTGATAGAGTCCGTACTTTCTTCCAAACTGATGAATTTTATATTATTACAAGCTTCATCTCTTTTATACTTTTTGAGCTCTTCTTCTGTCGGCTGCTTATCAACAAGCATAACCATTGCATGAGTTTGTTGCTCTCCGCGATAATACAAGGCTTTCATGTCTTTTGAATACTTGATAACAATCATTGTATCGGCGGCAAGTTTTGTCCCGTCAATCGGCACGTCAGTTCCATCTTCATCAACGTCGGACGAGTATAAAGTAAATGGTCCGTGCGGATAAACGTTTTGAGTTGTGCTCTCACCATCAGTTCCTGTTACCGTATTGTTAATTGTAATGTTTACAGTTTTACAAAATCCTTCGAATGGTGTTGTAAGTGCAATATTACAATTGTTTTCCATATCAAGATTTGTGACATTTAAAACAACATTACTTGTTTTTACTGCACCACTATTCTTCTCGACAATATCGTCATGTACGGCTTGCAATTTATCTTTTGCATTCCATATTTCGCTTTGTACATCATGCATTGAATGGCCGACAAATGTACTGGATTTTCCAAATTTGTTGATGAGTTCTTCTTCTGACCAACCAGAAATAGCGCAAACATCGACTGCAGAAAGACGCATGAAAGATTTTTCCCCAATCTTTATATAAGCACCTTCAACTGCTGCTATCATGTTTTTTACAGTCAACTGTTCACCATAGACAGATTTTTGGATTCCAGTCTTATCCAATTTCAATATCTCGTCAGGTAGCTTCGACATGACATTGTTACAATTTGTTCTTGCAGTAGATACAATTTCATCAATGTAAGAAAGAATATCTTCATTTACAAGCGGGATCAACGTGTCTCCAGAAACAAGTAGAGGAGTAAACGCAATTTGGACCGTTGTTTCTTCGGTATCTCCCCACGGATCATCAGCACCACAAACAGTAGAATAATCACCATCTTCGATATAAGGATTCTCTTTGATAAATGCCGCGTATTTTTCCATAGTATCAGCAGTCCATTTAATCTTTGGTCTGTTTATGTTGTCAATATTTCCATACACATCATAATAGGCGTCTTTTATTGAAGCTATTTTGCTGTCGTATTCTTTTCTTGCGGTAATATATTCCGGCTGACTAGTAACTGCGAATTCATTGACGGTTGCCGTATGCGTCATGTTCTCAGCATAAGTGTCATAATCAATTGATGCACCAAATAGCTCTATGCAATTTTTTATTTCACTATAATCAACACTGTTGCTTTCCGAGATAACTAAATCTTGGAAATCGTCACTCTCCATAATAATTGGATCATCAAATCCAGATGGAATCTCTTGGCATACAAAAGTTGTATCGTCAAAATACATTTCAAATGGATAGTGCAAGTCTCGTAACTGCGTTAAAATAGACCAAATGGACGATGCTGTATCAAAATCAATATCATACGGAATTGTGCGATTCCAGTAATCGACCATATAGTCAACATGACCTATAAATCCGTATGAAATGGCAAGCTTAAAAGTATCAATAATGGCTTGTTTTATTTTCAAACCCATTTGTATTGTTGTCTTTGTTCCTGTGAGCGTTCCGCTTAAACTACCATCTAACAAGGCGACTAGATCAACGCACGAGATAGATACATTATGTTCAGTTGCATTATATGTGAATCCGTTTGTATTAAACGCATACACGCCTTTAGAATACCAATAAATTGAGCCGCCTACAGGTTTCATTCCAATATAAACGTGAACAAGTTTGTCTACCCAATCCTCAGTAGAATATTTGCTTATTGCCTCATTTTTCTTGAGATAGATAGTTGAAGAAAATGTGTGTCTGATGTCAGCGTCTGCATCAATAGAAATAGATCCATCTTGTGCAAGCCCTTCCAAACTATCAAGAACGTTCAGATTTTTATCAAGCAACTCTAATTTACAATAGAGGTGTTTTGCTCTGGCTTTTAACATCTGCAACTCTTGAATGGTTGCAACGTAGTGCATAAAAACACCTCCTTACTTAATGATTTTTAACGGTTACAGAACATATCAGCGTTATATTATCAATAGAAATTGTAATAGACGTTCCGCCAACAGACTTTGCTTCAAGAAGTCCATTCTTGTCAACAGAAGCCACAAACGGATTACTACTGGCAAAAGATATTACAGGGTATGTAGCGTCAATGGGTGCAAAAGTTGGGGTTAATTGATATGTGTTTCCAAGATACATCGTTAAATTCTTTTGCACATCGGGCACTGTAATTGAAGTCACCTCGACTCCGTAAGAAAGTGCAACCATAACATTTCCATTCACAGTAAAGGCCGGACGTGCATATATATCATACGGATGTGGACTGACACCGCCGATATGATCATTTGGGCCAGCATCCCATTCATCAAATGAAAACCAACAACTACTTGTGGAAGAACATTTGTCTGATTGTGCACTATAATTTTTACCTTCAAGTACAACAGCTATTGCACTAGTGTATTGATTGTCTGCTTTTATAGAAGGGGTTCTTGTCCATTGAGCCGTGTCATTTGTACTTCCAGTAGTAAGCAACTCTTCATATATCGCGAGTTGGCTGCCTTCTTTATTTGCATAAGAATGTTCCACTCCAAGCTCGTTTGCGGACAGTGCAAAAACTTTTCTTTGTAGTGTTGTTTGTGTTTGATTTGTGCCATTGGACGACCTTCCGCCAACAGTGTATTGAATATTTGTTTTACCAATAACCTTTTTCAAATCGTCGCTCAAAAGTTTATAATATGTGTTATTAAACCAAGTATCCAGTTCACATTCGGCATAATTATTTAAATCCCTATTATTCCATCTGCGTTGTTCGTAATTACTCTTACGCACAAGTAATGTCAGACCACTTCCATTTAACTCTGGCTCATAATCGTGTTTTGCCACGATAAAATATGTGTCGTTCCCGTTTTCCTGTTCAATAATAGAAGCGCCTTCTCTAAATTTATTTAGCTTAATGCCATCAGAGAGTGACACAACATTAACGATACATTGCTTTTTCAAACCGTCGAGTTCTGCAGTAATAGTTGCACTGCCGGGTCCAACGGCCTGAACGGCACCGTCAATAACTTTTGCTACCTTTTCGTTTGTCGAAGTCCAAGAAATTGGTCGGACTTTTGCGTTTTCTGGTAGATATTTTAGATGCAGTTGCTTGCGATTGTTTTTCTTTAGATTCAGTGCCGTACAATCAAGTTCAATTTGAGCTGCTTTAATTCGTGCGGCAATTACAGAAATCGTGATATTGTTAGTTACAGCTGGAATAATTACCTCTCCAGTTTTTGCATTAAATACTGTATCAGTGATAGACACACCATTCATGACAACATTCACGTCGCCTAAGTCATATCCGGTAGCAGGGGATAGTACTGTACGATATTCCGCACCGCTCTTAATCGCAACGCGGCGGTTTGAGCTGGTTGCATTTTCAAGGACAAGACTAACAGAATAGAACACGCTATATTTGCTTTCATCAAACGCAGTCAATCCGTTATTGCTTAGATCGTCCGAACTGTCAAAATCTCCAATCTGCGTAAAGTTAAAACTGATGGAGACCTTATCGAGATGTTCTGAATTATCAACGTCAACATTTCCATCAACGGCCATCATCCACTCTCTGCCATCAGACATTTTTAAGATTTTCGCAGCGCCGTTTGTAAGCCAATTTATCATATCCTCTCTGTAGCGGTAAGATCCATCAAAGTCCCAACTGTCGCATCCATCATTTTTGATAATCGTTCCAGAAAAGTTGCTTGAATCATAATTGGATTCGCTTCCCCAGAAGATATAAGGGTACTTGCCATTCAAGGTAGTAACAACTTTCGACTCTCGATTTCTTGTCGTGTTTGTAATCTTTGGGTCAAGCAGTACATGATAAGAAGTGGTAGAATCTGAAAGCACAGCTCCATCAAATCGGCTTGTAGTCGATGCCATAATATATGGAAGCTCCGTGCCATCGTCAAGAACATAAGTGACGCAATATTCATACTCTGTGTTCCGTCCACGTGCAAAGTAGTCGGCAAAAGAAAAATTCAGATGATCGGCGTCTGTAATCGTGTAGCCAGCCAACGTAGTCCATTCATTTCTTCCGTTCTCACGACGCTTCAACTGCATAGAACGCAAGCGCTTACCAAAAGAGCCAATATTGCCAGCTTCGAGAGTTTTATCATCAAAAGTTGTCAAGATTACAGTGTCAACATTCGAGGTAAAATCTGAACTTGATGTATTCTGTGTATCTGTTGTGAGATAAATCTTGTCAAACTTTGAATTTGAAATAGAGAGTCCTTCCAGTTTATCATTGAGATTTGTAAAACCAAGAGAATTATCTCCATTCAAAAAATCTAATCCTAAAAACATTACCTCACCGCCTCTCTTGCTGCCGTGTCCATGGCTTTAATAGTCAAATTAAAATACCCATCTTTTCGAAAAAGACAGATGTAAAGATATTCAAAATTTCCGGCATCAATACAATTGCTTCTGATTATATAATTGAAATTTTCTCCAATATGAAGACTAAACGTTGCATGAAGTTTTTCGCCACCTCCATAGTTGCGCACGTTTAGCGTCAGTTCCCCATATACATCACCTTCAAAAATGATCTTTGAGAGTGTCTTGTGAAGCACGGGTTTCACGACATATTTCAGAACAAAATCATACGGGCGTTTATCACTAGACAAACTGTACATAACATTTGCGCCACTGGAGAGATCAATAGATGTCATGCCTGATTCATCTGTTTCGAATGTATAGTCTCCACTCGGAATACCTTCAATGGAAATAAAGTGAGACGAAATTTCAATACAACCTTTTTTAGCGTTGTTTACCGCCTCCAAAGCATAACTATTTGAGATATCAGAAAATTTGACGTGAATTTCATAATATCCAGAATCTAGTTCATAGCCGTTTTTTGTCGTTCCAGTGCCACGGACATAGTAAGTCGAATCATTTTTTAATCCATATTGAGATAGAGTGTTTGTGATAGCGCCGGGATATTCCACAGATGACTCAAGAAGGTTCTTTTCGGAATCATAAAAATAATATTTATAATTCTTTAATGTTTCGGCTTGCTCAAGATTGTATGTGTATTGAAGCTCAAATACCGCCGCATACATTGTAATAGGAGTTACTTCGTTAGCTGTCATTCCAACAAACCCAAGTGTTGGCTTTTCCTTGCAATAAAAAGAGACAGCAGAACTCCAATTCCCAAACGAACTTTCTCCAACAGTTTTAACGCGCAGTTTGATGTAATAATTTGTTGCTTGGTTTTTTAAGCCACCACTCGTCGGTGTAATAGGGATAGAATATCCAGTGATAATATTAAAATTTAATAAATTTGCCACTCCAGTGGAGTGATAGACTTCTGCATCATCTTTGCCGTTATAAATATAATATTCATATTCGGTCAACAGAATAGACTGGATATTAAATAAGTTCATAGAAAAATAAATTGTGGTGCCAATTGTGGCGTCAAAAATCCCAATCGGCTTAATCGTTGGTTTCGCCAATAAAATGTCACCTCCTTAAAATAAAAATGCGGGGTTCTTCGTCACTGGCGAAGCTTCCCGCAATAATCACTATTAAATTTTCCGAATAATCAAGTTACTAAAATCTCCCTGTGGAGCAGTAACGGCAACTCGCTCGTATGTATCAAAATGTTGTGTTGTTTTAACTTTGTACTCGTTCCCAGCTGCGGTTATAGTATAGCCGCCCGAAAAAACATCCGTCACAACACCGAAAAAGGTTTTGTCAAATCGAGCAGCGCTTACCGCATCGTTTGCAGCTTTAATAATGTGTTTTATCAGTACATCGACGGCATTTGAGGATTCTTTGCTCATATTATCACCACCTTATCGTTTGCTTTGAATCTGTTTGAACATAGCAGGCATTCTTTGATTGATTTCACGTGCAAGGTCGTCAACACCGCCAATAGGATTCTGAATATAGATATCGCCGATGGTTATCTTATCGCCCTCAACGGTGCGGTTTTGAACGTTGCTAACATTTGCATGGCGCTCTAGTTGCTCTGTAAACCATCTGTCTGGATTGCCACCCATATCAAACAGGCGAGAAGTGATGTCGGCAGGGACAACACCATCACCAGTTTCAAGGTATGTATAACGCCCAGAAGCAGGTTGTCTCACAAGCAACTCTGGACCGCTCTCGTCAACATTGTATCGACCGGACTGCTTAATACTCTTAGAGCCGGTAGCCTTTTTGCCTTTTATGTTGCCAATGACTACGCCTGCACTGCTACTGTTTGAGCTTCCAGAAGAATTAGAAGAGTTGTTTTTATTGTCTTTCTTTGTGTTGTCTGCGATCTGTTTGTTTTTACCTGCAATATCCTTACACAGATTCACTATTGCGCCGATCGGGCTGATGTCCCAGAAAAAAGAACCAACTGACTTAACTGCTTTCTTTAAAAAACCGTCGTCTTTATTGGACCAGATTTCCTTTTGATGCTTTAGTGATTTTGTCCCACCATAGACACCAAGACCAACAGCTGCGGCAATTGGGATCGCATAAGGTCCAGCTGCAGCCAAAGCGCTTCCAGCAGTAGTAAGGAGATTTGTAGCACCAGCAACTAGCTTTCCACCACCACTGACGAGAGCAGAACCAATTTTACTCTTACTAACAGCATTACCGATAGCTTTAAATCCATTCACAAACGTGGAAATGATACCGCCACCAGAACCAGAACCGTTAAATAGGCTCTGAGCGCCACCTTTGATTTTCTCCCAGATACCACCAAATGTTTCAATAAGACCGTTTCCAGAGGTTTGCACTTTACTCTTTAGGACTTTAAAGAAATTCTCAACTACATTAGCAGATTCACCAGTTGCTTCTTTGCCACCATTATTGAAGAATCCTTTTATCGTATTCCACAAACCTTTTGTGCCGAGATCTTTGTACTCGCCAGTCTTAAACATGGAATACAGGTTATTTACCTTCGTAAGCGTATTGATTAGAGACTCAAGGTTTGTAATCAGGTTCTGGATGCTAGTAATAGCGCTGCCAGTATTCAGGCTTGCAATGATCTTATTATGGTAGCCATCCAGCGAACCTTCCATATCAGACAGGCTCATCTTCTGGATCTGTGCGGTGTACTCAAGCTCCTTCTGGTAATCCTTCCAGCTCTTGCCGATGTCGTCCATCACTTCAGACAACTTGTCCTTAAACTCGTTGTACTTCTTGATCTGGTCATCAATTGCTTTCTCGGCATCTTCTTTGCGCCATTGACGCTGCTGATCGTTTAGATTGTCTTTTGCATCCTTTACCGCAGACTCATCTGCAACCCACTCATAACCGTTACTGGTCAATTTGCGAACAGTGCGCTGAGTACGAGCCTTTTCAAGCTCTGCCTTAAGCTTTGCAAGAGTAATAGCCCGTTCTTCTTCGTCGTTCGCTTTTTCAAGAGCTTCTTTTTGCTTATTTAGGGCTTCAATACGCTTGTCGATAACATCACCCATTACCTCGCCCCAAAGCTTGAGGTCGTTGTCTTTGTTCGTATTGAATTTTTCAAACAGAGAAAGCAGGGAAGAGAATACGTCCTTCAAGTCGGATAAGGCAGACTTGAAATTTTCAATTACGGACTTTGCACCGTCCCAGTGCTTCTTGAGTTTTGCTGTAACTTGAGCATCGGTTTCCTGAACTTCAAGCAAAGACTTCTGTAAAGCGCCATCGAGTTCAGCTTGGGCTTCCGCTTTTTGTTGAAGCGCCTCATCCTCTGTAAGAGTTTTATTGCTATCAATTTTAGCTAACTTTGCAGTATATTTCGCAAGAGCTTTTTGATAAGTCAATGTCTTTTTTGCGAGCCTCTCATACTCTTCTGGAGTCGGCTCACGAACATCCTCGATCATTGCTTCGGCTTGAATGCCGATCGGCTTACCCTTGAATTCTTTGGCAAGTTCTTTAAGTTTATCAACATAATTGTTGCGCAGTGCTTTAACGTCGAGCTTTGCATCTCCATTCTCATTATAAGAAAGAAGACTAGAAAACTCATCAGGAAGCTCCATAAGCTTTTGCATGGAGTCTTGAGTAAGTTGGCCGGTGGAATTCCACTCGTCCATAACATCCTTCAAGGTAGACCAATTCGTTTGATACTTATCAAGAACAGAATTTGCGTTGCTCAAGTCGCTTCCCAAACCGTTGATATAATCATTAACAGAAATAATGTCTTGACTAATATTAACAGAGGCTGTATGATAAGCATTGTAGAGAGCATCTGCCCCTGCGCCACCAGTCTCCTTAGCAGTTGTAGCTAATTTTTCTAGTGTGTCAGCAAGAGCCTTTTTGAATGCTTCTGTATTCAAATTGATATTTCCGTTCTCGTCAACAATATTATTAAGGAGATCTGGATAATCCTTATAAAGAGTAACAAGCTCTCTAACAGCATCAGCCTGTTTGTCAACCGCATCAGAATCGGAAATACCAAACTGGCTTTCACTCAGCGTTTGCAAAACGCCAGACAGCCCAGAAAATGCGGATTTTATAGCGTCCGTCTTTTCCTTGGCTTCGTCCATCGCGGTGCCGTAGCCCTTGATAGCGTCAGTCAACTGCTCGAAAGAGATGGTTGTTGTGTCTACATTCTGATCAAGATAGTTCAGAATTTTATTCATCTCATCAGCTGATTTTCCGCCATCTTTTGCGGCATTCGCTTCCTTGAGTTGTTCCTTCACAAACTTACGGAACTGCTCTACATTGATTTGGAGCTTATTGCCCTGCTTTGTCAGACAGGCCGTAAACTTATCGTCCAGACCAACCAAAGACTTTGCTGTGTCAGCACACAGATAACCATACTGGTTATACTCCTTCATTGCCTTATTTAAGGTATCGAAGGCAGAAGCCACATCAGTTACAGATTTGGCAGTATTCTTATTCCGGTTCTTGGTTTCCTTATCAAAACCATTCATGTGCTGACGGAACTTATCCGAATTGCCCATGATTTGGTTAACAGTTGCGTCCAAAATGTCTAAACCAGAAGCAAGGCCAGCATAGACTTCCTTGGTTCTTTCTGGGTCAACAGACCATGCTGCATCTCCATTTGCTAAGAACTCCTGTGCTGCAGCGGCTGTCATAGATGCTTTTGCAAACTCGCCAAGGGCAGGACAGACCCGTTCAGTCAAAGCTGTTGCTTGGTCTTCTGTTGCCTTGGTTGCATCCTCGACAGCATCCTTCTTTTCGCCCTGAGCAATCTTTGCAAGCTCCGCATTTGCCTTCTCAACAAGAGCCATGGCAGCAGACTGATATTGAGCAGCAATCATACCCTGATACTTCTCAGTATTTACCTGAAGCTGACCATCAACAAGTTCAAGACAGCTTAAATACTCAAAGTCTTCATTGAGAAGGGTTTGTAAAGTATCGGCGCTCAGATAACCGTACTTGTTGTATTCCTCGATGGCAGTAGTTGCATTCTTGTAAGCCGCTTGAATCTCATCGATTCGAGAAGAGATATCTTCCATCTTTTGAGAAGCTTGAGTTACTTTATCAATGCTACCAGCAGTAGAACCTGCGACAAGTCCAACCTGTACAAGAGCCTGAATGAACGCATTTACACCGTCTGTATCGGCAGAAAAGTCCATATCTGTCAGTGCTTTTCGAAGAGCCGCAAGAGCCTGAGTCTGTTCATCTGTCAAGCCATCATTTTTACCCCATAAGAAATCGTTTAGTTTGCTTGCATCAAAGTCATCAATGGTATTTTTTAGAGTTTCGATTGCAGAATTGACCTTATCGAAACTATAGCTTACGTCCATACCATTGCTTTTGCCGTCGCTCCAAAAGTCAATAGCTTGGAGTTTTCTACGAGCATTTACATTCTCATTGACGGCATCAGTAGAATCATTGTAAGCATCTGCATCATCCTGAAGCGCGGCTTGCTCATCCATTAAATACTGATAAACAGTATGGTAAGCACCACCTGCGGCTCGTTGTGCTTCAGTCGTATTCTGAACAATGTAATCCAGAGCCTTTCCAAGTTCGGAATAATACTTTGCAATAGAATCTGGGTCGTTCAAATCCTTTACGCCAAAATTGCCGCTCTTGTTGAACACATCAATTCCGGCATCCTTTAACTCATTCATAATGCCAAGGTTAGCATTTGCGGAAACAGAACTAAAGAAATGTGAACGATTGTTGTCTTTTGCGGTTTTTATGAGTTTGTTCCCTTGGGCATCTTTTGATTGAATCAGCTTCGATTCGGAAGCTTTGAGCTGTTCTTCCGTGATATCCTTCAGCAAACCAAGCTGTTCTTCATATTTTCCATTTTGAAGATCAAGCTGATTTGCTTTGTTTTCGTCAAGAGTGCCTTGTTCTTTTGCAAGAGCTAAAAGCTCCTCTTGAATATCCTTTGCTTGATCGAAGTCTTCTGTGTTCCAACCGGACTTGTCACCTAGTTCTTCATAAGCATTAACTAGGTCTTTTAGAGAAGAAGTTGCATTGTTAGCTGCATCAGCTTCTTCTTTTGTCTTCGTGGCCGCAGTATCGATTCGCTGTGCGTAATCAGCTATGGCGGAAACGACTCCGTTTATTGCCATTCCAATTAACGCACCAACAGCCATCGACAAAGCGAGATTTAGTGCTTTTGCCGCGAACGTTGCTGCCCTCATCGAGAGAGTCAAACCGTCAGTTGAGGCTTTACTTCTTATTGAATATTTGATAAAATCAAGGAAAGAAGTCCCCGCTCCACGCTCTGCTACATCCAGCGATAAAAATTCCCTGTAAAGATTTCGTATTTTTGTTATTAGGCCAGTAATATGATTATTGTCATCAACGTCAAAAACGTTCATGAAAGATAATATCATTTTTGAGGAGAATAGATATGGATAAATATGTACGCTACTGCCCGTTATGTGACAAGTATTATCCCCAAAATCAAATGCTGTGCGCATTTTGCTTTAGAGATGTCATATTATCGCCTAAGTGGAATAGTATGAGCCAGCAAAAGAAAATCAATTGGAAGTTTGAGCATCTGCCGCAGGTTGACATTTCAACACTTGGCGAAGATTCGCTCAAAAAAATGCAAGATAAAGCCAATGCCTTTGACGCTCAATATAGAGCCGATTTGGAGGAGAAAGAGCATCCCAAATATGTGCCTAAATGCCCTGTCTGCGGTTGTCCACATCTTGACAAAATCGGAGCGGGCTCCAAGCTGCTTGACGTTGCAGTATGGGGGTTCGCGAGTCGTAAACCTGGAAAACAATTTAAGTGCAAAGCGTGTGGGTACGAATTTTAAAGGATGTGAATTGGAATGTCTCTTATTATGGCAATTCCCACTAAGCAAGGAATCTTCGTCTCAGGTGATTATAGACGAGAATCTAAATATACAGACAGAGACTCAAACGAAGTCATGTACACCACTCATTCTGATTTTGAGCAAAAGGTTTTCCGAACTAACAATGGTCATGCAATAGCTCTTGCTGGAAATGCAAAATTGAACGATGGGACTTCGACTAATGATACTGTTTACAAGCTTGTTAAGAGTATCAATCGCCGCAAACTAACCATCAAACAAGAAATCGAGTTTGTAAAGAAATACATCTCAGCTAAAACAGGAGATAATCCTGTTGCGCTTCTTATCGCTGGCTACGAGAATGGAAAACAAGTCATCTTGAAAACAGATACAAGAGAGAATAGTATTCAGGACGTTTCAAACGAAGACATTGCTGTCATCGGTGTGATGGGTGTCGCAGAAAGACTCATTCGCATAGTACCGCCGAGAGATACACTTTGCGAAATCGATGTTGTTGAGTACATCAAGTTTCTGAATAGAACGGTCGCAAAAATGCTAGAATTCTCGGACTATAACCCAATGGTAAGTGAAGACTGTGACGTTCTAGTTATCACAGAGGATAACGCCCGATGGAAAACCTCACTCAGAAGACTCGACTCTCTTAGGTAGTGGACCGTAATCAGCGTAAATTACGATTGTCCCATCTTTTTTTAGGCATGATATCCCAAAATGCGGAACGACTTCTTCGATATCTGGAAGTTGAGCCGCAAATGCTTCAATTTCTTCAAGAGTTGAAAGAGGCTTTCGCTCTTGAAGATGATCTGTTATGTTACAGTCTGAATAATCGTATTTTACCTTTTGAGGTCTCGGATACAAAACAAGAATATTGTTCATATAAGACCTCCATTCTAGCCATTTGGGGATTTGCTAGTAAAAAACCGGGAAAGCAGTTTAAATGTAAAGCATGTGGGTATGAGTTCTAACATTCTCCGTCAAATGTGAACTCCTGTTCATTTACTTCTTTGTCTTTTTATGGTAGACTTAAATAAAGACTAGAAGAAAGGAGGAGGCTACAATGACTAGAGAAGAGTTTAATAAGATTCTTCAAGACGAGATCGAGAAGAGTCGGAATGATTTTGCCAACGCTCTGTCGGCAAGAGAAGACAAGAAGATGACAGTTGAGCAAATGGTTGCCGCTGCGTACAATATGGCAGTCGCAGATTCCGCCGCATCTCTTGTTGCGACTCTCGAAAAAGTTGGTGTGCTCAAGTACGAAGATTGAGATATGAAGCAATTTTTTGAGGCAGTCCCTTAACAACTTCCTCAGCTAATGCTTGAGTATTACCAACAGGTTCTCGCTGCTCTCTAATCATATTGATGAGAGTGGCGAGTTCTTTTGTGTCAATTTCAATTTTCATATACTTCACCTCGATTAAAAAATGCAAAGTTGGTTGAAGTAGCAATATTGGGCTGGGCCAGCAAAAAGCCCGGCAAACAATTCAAGTGCAAGAATTGTGGATACGAGTGGTGATAAAAAGAAAAGCCCTGCTACACAAAGTAGCAGGGTAGTGGGTCGTATTTAGATTTAGCGAAAAACGTATTTTGCCATTGCGGAATTTCTATCGCAATACAAAAACTCAAAACTCTTAACGCGACTCATTGGGATACAGAGGACAGAACCGGTATTTGCATTCTTTGCGGCATCATCCATATCCTTACCAGACTTTGATTTTGCAGAGCAATGATATGTTAATGTAATATACTCATCATCTGCTGTTTCTAGTTTTCCTAAAATATGAGACCCATCATCCATGTTTAGCATCATCAAATTACCATGAGAATCGATATGCCTAGTCCAAATATTGTCACTCGGCTCAACTCCAAGAATGTTGACCATTATTTTTCGAGCCAAAACAGAGTTCTTGACTTTGTAAAATGCGGCAGCGGCAAGCAGCCCTAAAAGAACGTATGCCAGTACGATAGGAAAATCAACTACAACAAAAGGAAGGATTCTATCTAAGTAATCAACCGTATACTTTAATACAAAACCAACTGCGATACTTAAAATAAGATATCCCTGATATTCAATTTTCTTTAAAGACAGCTTCATATAAAACCAGACACAGATTGCGCCTGGAACAAATACATTAAACAGCGTATCAATGCTGTTGATTAGTTTTACTATTTCCGTCATCAGCGCCTCCATCTTTGCTTTTCAATCTATTATCACTATAATCTCTGAAATAAGCATTCAGCTGATTCTCTGTAGTTTCGTCCTTGCCGCCATGATACGTGTAGTCCGTAATAGAACGACCACCAAAATTAGAAATTTCCATATTCGGCACATGCTTTTTATTGTTTTCCATGAATCAACACTCCTTTTTATAAGAGTGTATCACAGACTGTCGTAAAAAGCAACGCAAATTAAAACGCCCGGCCTCCCAGTAGTAGGAAAGTCGGGCTTAATTCATGTGCCGTGGCGCAACAGTTATTTCAGCAGCTCAAGAATATCATCAACAGTAGTTCCATTTGCCAGTGCCTTCTTTACAAGATCGACGGCTTCCTTTTCGGCAGCGGCCTCGGCAGCTTTCTTGTCAGCTTCATCTTTCTTTCCAGCAAGACGAGCCAGTTCTTTATCCAGCTTTTTGATTTCAGCTTTCTTGGATTTCAGATCGGCTTTCAAAGAATCGATATTAGCCGCGATAGAAGTAACCTCTGCATTCAACGAATCTTTTGCGGACTGCTTTTCATCGATCAATGCAGCATAATCGACAGGAGCCGATGCAATCATAGCAACCTTATTTTTGCTTCCTTTAGGTCTCGGCATGATAAATACCTCCGTAAAATGAATTTATACGATTATATTTTCATTATAGCCGCCACTGCGTCAGCTGTCAATATGAATCATGTCGAATTATAATTTTGAATATTTCCTCTTATTTATATCGCGCCAAAGAATAGCGCGTCTCCTCATTTCCACCTACTTCTTTAAGTCGTCTGGTTACGTCTGAGGTGGACTTCTGAACTTTCGTCCAGAACTGACTATCCTTCCAGTGGTTGCTCACTGACCCTTTTTAGTCGATGAACCTTCCGCTCTCCCACATTATATAATAGGGAAGTGGATCGGCTGCTGACCGCCCATTGTAAACGCTACTTAGCACTCGAATATTACCATATTTTGATAATACAATAAAAGCGAGCTTTTATCTCAGCATATAGCATCCATACCCTTGTTTCTATCTTTCGATTCCTACATTATATAAATATAACAATAGGCGATATGGCTCTTAGGGTTTCCCAGCACTCTAGGGGCTATTTTATTTTTACATGGTGCCGCATCCTATATTTTATACGCAACAAATATAAGAGGGCATATTAACTTTACCCGCACCATTTTTGAGCTTTCCGCTCATCTGCATTACAGACAACACACCAGAAATGGCGGCTGTAATAGCCGGAATAGAACCTGCAAGGTTAACCATTCCGTCTGCTGCGTCAACAATCTTTGTAGCAAGAGTTACAAAGAACTTAACGAGATCACTACTTAGAACGTCATTTGAGAATTTCTCAAAGCTGGCGTTAAGCTGCTTTAAGCGACCCTCAATTGAGTCCATCATACGCTCTTGTTCGGTCATTGCCGAATTAGAGCTGTTGGCAGCGTCCTCCATTGATTTTTCAGCAATGGAGAATTGTTCGATCACGGAAAGTACCGCGTTCGAGTTTCTTTTGCCGCCAAGCATCTCTGTGACGTTAGCTTTACTAACATCAGTAAGCTTGTCCCATACGGCAGAAATTTCTTTCAGAATCTGATATGTACTCTTAAATTCTGTACCGGCGGCATCCTTCATAATGTCTACGCCAGTTAAAGATTTCAATTCACTTCGCAGTTCAGAAACAGAACTTGCCATATCATCAACTGAAACGCCAAATGCCTCTGCGTCAGTCTTACTGGCTCGCAGATACATTGAAATTGTTTTTAAAGTTGTCACACTGTTACTTTCTGACCATATTTCTATGGCGGATAGTCATTTCTGGCTATCTCTCACGTTTCATTTTGTTATATCGTGAGGTCGGACTGGATCTTCACCCTGAAAGTACAACAGGGGATAGCTGAACTCAATATGTTACCACATCAAGTATTACAGTCTCTACGCATTTTCAATCAATAAAGCAGTGCCCCAGCAGTTAGGATGCTAGACACATTTTACTTTCAACTTCTTTTGCAGGTAATTCGCTATATGCGGCAATTACATTTTCGTTTAGCATTAGATTGCCGTCAACTAAAGAATAGTTGAACGAATTATAATTTTTAAGAAGTCCATTTTTATTTATAAACTCCATAATAAGCTTCTCACACATATCTGGATTTTTATTTATATCTGTTTCCCACAAGTACAAAATTGGGATTTTAAAATATTTCTTTACATAAGTCGCTTTTGCTTTATCTCGCCGAATCGACTCACGCTGATTATGATATTTTATATTTGAATAACGAATTGGATTACAATGCCAAAAGTCACCCATAACCTCGATAAACAAATTATAATCAGTAAGATGATTATCTATTGAATAATATTTAATGCCAAACTCATTTGTAAAATTTACACCTATTCTATCAAGTATATCATTAACAACAAGCTGTTGCTTACTATTTGTTTGAGAGATGGCACCACTTTCCAATATCTTTACTGCTCTTTTACGAGATTCTTTACGCCATTCTGGTTGCTTGCTCCAAACATTTGAATACCAGTCAACACGGCATTGTTTTGAACAGAAGAAATTCTTTTGGGTTCTTAATTTATACCCATTCTCAAAATACTTCTTCCCACACCAATCACACGAAATTAAGTCGCCTTCAAATCTTGGATTGTCAAACCCAACTCTTGTCTTTTGCCATTCGGATTGACATTTCAATCCACAAAATCGTTTTGGAGATTTCTTTAAAACATACATGTCTTTACCGCATATTTCACACTTGCGATATTCATGCGAAATAGCTTCTCTAAAATCGTTACTGCACTCTTGGCAACAAAAATGATGCTTAACTTTATTGTAATGGTATGTATTCATATATTTCTTTTGTCCACACCATTCGCAATTATACCATACACCAGTTTTAGAACCTTTCTCTGGCATATACTTACCTCCGTACATAAATAAAAGCCGTGCAACTCCTAACTGCACAGCTTGGTTTACTTTATTGATTGAATCTTTGCTCGGTCTTGTCCACTGCTGGATTTTGACCGATATAGCTAATTTTTCTAGTTGTCTATTACTAGGCAACGTCGGCATATACTTTACCGACTGTATCCGGGTCCTGAAGTACAGAGTTGGCACTTGTGATTAAAGCAACCGACTCTTCAAAAGTATTGCCAGCCGCTGACAATGCGCTTGCCGATCTAACAAGTGCCTCCGCAATTCCACTTTCGGAGATAGGCTCGTTGTTACCAACCGAGTTAAGAACATTGACTACGTGCTCTACTTCGTCAGCTTCCATTCTAAATCCCTTTAGAATAGAGACTAGATAAGAAGCTGCATCGGATGCACTATCAATGCCATCACCGATGTTACTTAAAACGGTAGACCATTTTGCAAGCTCTTGTGACTCGTCCAGTGTATAACCCAAACGAGACCATTCTGCCGTACTATCAATGACATCAGAAATTGAAGCACCAAGCTCACGCGCTTGGCTTGAAGCAGATGACAAGAAACTAGAATATGCCGATTCAGTCTCATTCGTAACTTTTTTCAAGTTAGTCATAGATGTATCTATATCTACGACGTTATTATAAACTTCTCGTAGACCCTGTTTAACCATAGCCACGCCAGCCATAGCGATAGCAGTCTGGAAGTGCTCCTTAAACAGACGAGACAGTTTTTGACTAAGAGTTTCTGTAGTGGCCCCACATCTGCTGGCCTCAACCTCAAGGCTTGATAGTCTTGCACTAAGATCAGTGACATCGCCTTCACAGCCAGCAGCAGAAGCTTTTATTCCGTTTAAACTATCAATTAGCCAAGAATATTTACTTTTATTTGCAATAGAGTCTTCTAACTTCGTTGCACGTTCATAAACACTCTTGAACTTCGTCATATCAACATTGGCTTGATTTAAATCTCTAAAATCAAATCCAAGTTCTTTTAAATGTTGACTGGTAGAATCAATAGTTGTATCAAGAGTCTTGCATTTTTTATCAAAGTCTTGAATTGCTTTTCCTGGTGTAGTATTCTCAATAGAAGCAAGCTGATCTCGCAACTCTTTTAACTTTCCAGAAGTTTTTCCAGTTCCATCTTCTCCATATAAATATTTTTTGATATTATCATTTTTATAGTTGGAGTTATTCTTAGAATAGTTTTCAAGAGACTGAATCTTTTTTTGATATTTTTCATACTCGGATTCTTGAGCTGTGAGAGTCTTTTTTAAATCATCTGCAATTTCTTGATTTTGTTTTTTTAGTTCTTTTGCAGCCGAATCAGCACCTTTTGCAGTATTCCTGTCAGCATTAAATTTTCCGGTTTTTTCGATATCCTCAAGCTTTAACTTCTGAGATTCCGTAATTACATCTTTTGTTTTTGTCTTGAGTTTATCCATCTCATCGTTGATTACGCTCAATCTAGTCTGTACCGCTTTCAACTCAGATGATTTGTTTCCATTAGCAATTAACGATGCTTCATCCGCTTTTAACTTTGCTTGACGATTTACAAGGCTGAAAAGGCGAGAAATATCACTTTTTGAAGTATCCTGTGTTTTTGTAGAACCAGACTTTCCGGTATCAACCTTAACTGTCTGCTTTGCCGCAGATTGCATAGCTTTTTTAAGCTGTGCGGTTACTTTACTCTGGTCGATCTTAACATCAAGTGTAACCTTTGGAGTTTTTAACTTTCCACTCTTGACTACCTTATCAAGTGCATCATTTATATTACGGATAGTGTCGTTTTGATTTACTCCAAAAGCAATTTTTACTGGTTTTTCTTTATAATGTTCTTTAACAGAATTAAATTGCTTATCTAACTCTGCTTTATTTGTGTCAATAACAACCTTGACCTTAATGGCTGTTACGGCAGAAGACTCTGTGCCAGTATTTTCTTTTTCATCCATACTGTTGGTCACCTCTCTTTTCCATTTTCAACAATTCCTTTCAAAATAAAAAAGAGAAGCGGCCAGCTTCTTCAAGCCAGCCTCCTCTCATTCAAATTTTATTCCAAATAAATTTTCATAAAAGATGGCTTTTACAATCCATGTAAAGCCGTCTTAACAATCATTGCCGCCTCGACTTGCGCAGGAGCAATAAACGGACGTGCAGGGCGATATTCTTTCTGCCCGCCAGACCGAAGATAATAACTCAGATCCATCCAAAGACCATTCTCAATCCAGTTCGCAAACATAGTTCCACCAACAGCCGCGTTCTCACGTTCATCAAATAGAATATTTGCTCCACCATATTCGTTCCAAACAATCGGTGAGCCACCAAAATGATATTCTCTGTACAATAAAGTATCTGCTACACGTTGAGAATCGAACTTCTTCCCACCAAGAAAATAAGACGGTTGCGGTTTTGCGATGTCTTTCACAATCATCGTAACAGTGTTTCCATCACGAGTTACACTACTTACAATATTATTTGTATCTTCGATTCCAGCAGAGCGAGCGGACTGTGATTTAATATTTCTCCTTGCACTTGTCTGTAAAACGGATTCAATTTGCGGAGCTACGTCCTGCATAATCTGCTCCACACCATCTGCCACATCACTCAATAGATCATCGAAGTTTGTGTATGACTGTTTCATTCACTCCACCTCAAATCTCAAACCGATCCTTTGCGGACTGAATCTTGGTCGTATCCTTCTTGATGTAATACTTGTTGGTCACATCCGTACCAGCATGGTTAAGCAGGGAAGAAACATCTTCCAGACTCATACCCGCATTCTTCAGCAATGTAGCACCACTGTGCCGGAAATCATGCGGGTGCAGCGTAGGCTCGTCAATCATCTCACCAATTTTCTTACACCAATCACCAGCCGTGCTTGAAGTAATCGGCATCCATGCACCATTGATTTTCGTACCAACAAACACATAGCCGCCATCCTCAATGTCATGCTCAGTGCGGTATTCTTTCAGCTCTTTCAAAAGCTCAGAAACTTCCTTGCTGAACATCAAATCAACGATTTTACCTTCCTTTTCCAGAACGTCATGCACCATGCGGTTTTCATAGTCGATGGACTTCCATAGCGTATTCCGCACAGCATTGACACGAGCCATCGTGGATAGCGAGAATAGGGCATACAGCCGCAACGTCATCGCGTTATCCTTCATGTGAACGGTGATTGCAGATTCAACCAACGCATTCAGCTTCTCTCGCATCAGCTTGACCTCATCCGGCGTAAGATATGTCTGCTTCACAACAGCCACATCCTTAGTCGGACGATCAATAAACTCCATCGGATTTTCCTTGATGATTTTCTTCTTACGAAGATACCGATATAGTGCAGAAATCGTACTCATACGCCGTTTCATGCGAGCAGAGTTATTTCCATGCTTCTTACAATAAAACAGAAACTCCTCAATATCCTCTTCTTCAAGTTCCGTCACAGGTGCATTACCCTGATTGTCCAGAACATAAATCATCCACTGTTTGAAATCCGATTCGTAATTGTAAACAGTAGACGGGCTAAGGTCACGGATGCCCATATCAGTCTCGTATCTATCCCAGTATTTCAAAGACACAGGGTTTACATTCTTAAACTTCTCAGCATCCCATAACTTCAGCGGTTTACTTCTTGTAGCCATATTAAAATTCCCTCCAACCCACCTCTAAAAGTGTTTATTCCTTTTTATCTTTTGCCAGCACAGCGGAGATCTCCTGTTTATTGTCAAACAGGGCAGACATAACCTGAGAAGCCTGATTTACATCAAAGTCTCCAAGGCTCTTCTTTACCTCGTCCATGTAATCCTTCATGTAATCTACAAACTCGGCAAGCGCATCACGCTTGTTACAGATTGCCAGAGCCAGATACTCGTTGTGTGAACGCCGCACACGCTCCTGTACTGCCTTTTCCAGAGAATCATACTGGTCCCAGAACACGGCAGTATCGCAGCCCGCTGCTTCAATCTTCAGGTTAAAAGAATCATAAGCAATACGCGGCCACTCAGTCTGCGGCTCACTACGATAATCATAACCAATAAAATACTTCAAACAGGTCAGCCGGAATGCCACTTCAAACAGCGCAGGCTGATAATCGTCATTGACAGTACACATCTCAATGACTTCGTTTACAAAGTCGATTCGCTCCTGAAAACTTAAAACCTTCATTTTATCTCCCTTTCGTCTGTGCTTGCTTTAATTTCTTTCGCTCTTTCCGAGCTTTTTTTAGGTCGTCGTAATCGACCCAACCTCCATCAATTTTGGAGTATGTAATCCAGCGGTAATCTACATCAGGATACTTAAACCAGAACATCTTGCGCTTCATCAGCGCAACACTATCAGCGAACCCCTTCGTATCAATCACTTGTTTGCTGCCATCTCGATATGTAATTTCATAGTCCGCCACATAATCAATCTTCCGCACCGCTACGTTCTTTCCGTCCTTATCGACCCGGCGGAACGCTTCCTGCAGAAGAAAGGGGACTTGCTTACGACACTCTACAATTTCGCCGCTTGCCAGTCTTGGCAATACAATATCTCGATAAAACAACATTTCTGCCTTACTATCATAAACTACTCCGTCATATGTTCTATCTGCTGGATTCTTACTGACGTTAAACTTTGTTCTGTTCTTTTTCTCCATAAAATCACCACGAAAAACGAAGGGGCGGTTATGCCCGCCCCTTACGATTTGATGTTTTCTTAACTACCGGCTTCACGGGCGTCTCATCCTTTACATCACTAGATGATTCATTTTCAGCCTTTGCAGGCTCATCCATAATCTCATGGAAAACATCACGAACAGCAGGGATAAAAGTTTCTACCTCGGCTTCCGTAACATTCTTATACTTGCGCATCAAAAGAGTAGTCAGGTCTGCCTTTGCAGTCTCTTTTGAAATAATTCCCTGACGATACTGATTTACAGCAGTCCACACAAGAAAGTGCGGCTCAGTGTCGCAAATCATTCGCCAAGGATTAAGACGCGCATCCTGCTCGCAATGCGGGCAAACCGGATATTCTTTTCCGCAAGTACGGCACCAATTCAGATTTGCCATTAGGCAGCTGCAGTCTCGATGCGGAACAGACGCTTATCGTCAGAGCAGTATTCCTGAGTAGCGCTGATCTTAACAGGGTGAGTCAGCTCGTTATTCAGGGTCATATCGATAGCGTTATCCATCTTGGCGTTCGGGAAGATGATGCGCATCAGCTTCTTGTTTGCCTTGTCGCAAGGATTGTAGCAGAATGCCTCGATCACAAACTCGCCCTCGGCAGAGAACTTGTCGGCACTGTCATTGATAGCAACGCCCTCCTCGCTCTCATACTGGTACTTCACAACAAAGCGGTCGCCAGCCTTCAGGTTTGCACCAGTAGGCAGAGTAACCTCAGTGCCAGTGACAGAGAACTGAGACTCGGCAGTCTCACCCAGCTCAAAGGTCTTCAGTGCATTACCCTGACCATCGACTAGATCGATGTACTTAAAGGGGGCATTTGCAACAGCAGCCTTGGGGGTATGAGTCAGAGTCAGCTTCTTGCCATCAGCAGAAGTCAGGTATTCAACAGTGGTAAAGACCTGCTTCGCCTCAGAAGAAGCAACCTCCTTCTTGGAACCCATCTGCTCTGCCAGAGCACCCAGATGCATCAGAGCATTAGACCAATCAGCCTCAGCGGTCTTGCTCTTATCAAATGCCATGATGTTAACGCCCTGTGCATCCTGAGCATAAACGGTCTCGCCGCCAAGAGTCAGCTTGAAATCCTTAACCTGATTCATGGTCCACAGACGCTTGCCGTTCAGGTCATACTCGTGAATGCGATGAACGCGGTCAATAACGACCTCATTGAAATTAAAATCGCTCATAATATTCTTCCTTTCAATTTATTTGGATAAAATAAAAGAGCAAGGCTAATCAGTCAACCTTGCTCGTCCAATCCAGTTGTGCTTTTGGGATTTTCCCAAATTCAACGGTGCCAGCATAAACGCCATGCATCGTATTGTCGTAACTTTTTATTTGCTGAATCTTTCTTACATGATTCATAAATACACTCATAGGGTAGTCCATAGCCTTGAAGTAATCTGCTTTAAAGCCGGATGAACACGCCATCGAAAGAACAAGCTCTGCAAGGTGTGGTTCATAATGCTTTGTTTTCTGATACTCCATGTTATCTCGGGCTTCCTCTATCATTGCAATTCTTGTAGGTTCGTCGGCAGCAAATTCAGAATGCTTTTCAATTCCATTTGCGGCGCATAGGTACTGAGAAATTGTTTCATACACTACATGGTCGATACGGGTGTCCGTAAACCTGTTGTGTAATACGATCTCACCACTTATGTTATCTTTTGCCATCATAAATCCAGAAGTATCCATATCGCCAAGCAAAATAGACATATCCTGATTTTTATTGCCTATAAAAAGTTGCCGGAACATTTCAAAGTCCGAAACCTTCTGCCAATCAACCCCAACAGAGTCAAGTTGTGCTTTATAGTCGCTCGATGTAGAACAGAACAGATAAACCAACTGAAAATACTTTTGCTCGCCATAATCGATAATATCACCGACGGACGGCATGTGAATCGTAATTTTGTCGTTAATTTTAAAGTCTCTTCCACGCATCAAGCTTGGCTCGTACATTTCTCTAAGCTCCATTAACCACACCCCACAAGGTCATCCAGATCCTGCGTCTTAAACGTCATAATTCGCACACGATGGTGTAAATCCATGTTATCCTCGGTATTGGATGTGATTTTAAGTTGCTTGATTCCAAAAATTGTACTGCCGTGTAATTGTTTCTCCACTAGACCGCTCAAATAGTCAGCTCGTGTTGCTCCACCATGGCCTTTCATTTTCATCAACGCCTGATTCACAATAACCCACACAGTAAGCGTAAAGTTCTCGTACCAGTCATTAACATTACTGCGGTCAGTCATGTTTACCTTAAAACAAATATAGCTGTGTGCTGCCTCAATCGTGTCAGGAATATGGAAGTAGGGGAAGATATACGTATAAATTGCCTCATCTGGCTCTTCAATATCATCATTACCCATCGCTTCAACAAGCCCATCCGTATTGACTAACTTTAAAGCTAACTTGTTTTTATAGTCCGTAATCAATTCACTTGTTGTCACAGCAAGCTCACCACCTTACATTCAATGGATGTGTTTGCCGTACCATCCGCATTTGTCAGAGAAATTCTAACAGTTACGCCGTCCATGATGCTATTATTCAAAATACGAATTTTAAAAACACCATCCGTAGCAACCTGTGTTTCAACAAAACTCTTAAACTCATCAAGGCAAAGAAAGCTCCACTTTGCAACTTCCGCAACCTCTTCGCCCGTAATGCTTGTGAATACCGGAATGAATTTCTTCCAAGAACCGCCAACACGAACTTCTGGCTTGCCTGCGTACTTAATAGTAGCTGTAATCTGAGAGTCCGCATCTGGCTCATTACTCTTGTTTGGTTCAAAGTAGTCACAAATCATCTTCTCGGCATTATCCGTCTTGCTGTTATACTGATCTTGCCGAATATTCAGCACAAGGAATCCCTGTGTCTTACCGTGCAGTTCATAGCGCTCTGTGCTCTGGTCAACAGAAGTCGTAACATACGTTTTCGGCTCTCCATTGATAATTTCCAGCATAAAGCGCTTATCAAGGTCAATCAGTGCAGTCTCATCATCGAAAGGCATCTGCACCTTATATTCACGCTGGCTCAATGAAGTCATAACAAGTTCCTTATTATTTGCATAATAAGGCTTGCTCAACGTTGCCCAACGAGAGACTATCTCACCAGTAATCGGGTTTTGCCATTGAATCTGACGGTTACACAGTTCCATTTTTCCACGAAGAAAAATCTCATCATTTGGTTCTATTTCAGTCACCAACCATTTACAGTTGTAGCAGTCAACAATATCACCAAGATTCAAAGAATCACCGGGGTAAGCCCAAATCTTCTTCTCCTTGGTTACGCTGTTGCTACGGCTAACAACTAGCTTTTGAGGCAAACCATTCACCAGAGTATTGTCCTCATAGTCAACACTATCCTTGAAGTGTGCAGCGAAGTCACGTTTCGCAAAAGCAATTTTGACATCCTTTTTATTAGACATCTTTGCGGCACCACCAACTGCTCGTGCCCTCGTATAAAAGTCCATCGGTATACCTCCTTACTCAGAGTAGGAAGCGTATGTATCATAGTCGATGGTCTTACGCTTACGGGTCGAGCGGTCTTTTGCCATATAATTGTCCAACATCGTCATATTCTCCTCATGGACGTCTTTCACAAGAGCACGAATACTCGCACGCTCATTAGCAGGGGAGAATACCTGTAAACTTGTAGGAAGGTCTTGTGCACTAAATGCCTTTAGCTTTCCAAACTCTCGTTTGAAATGCTGCTCCAACATCAGGTGTGCAAGCATATCAATTTCGTCGTATGTAAGGTCTGAATTGAATTCCTCTAGCTCAGAATCATAATCATCAAAGCTAAAATTCTCTTCAGGTTCAATATTTCTGAAAATAACAGAAAGCGACTCCATTAAATAACTCTTTGCACGGTCATGCACAAGGTTTCTTACTTCGTTCTCGTTTAGGTCAAAATACTGAAAGAAATTACTATCAGTTTCAACCAGCTCGTAGAACTTGTCGTATACCTGTGAAAATGCGGTCACATTATCCCTCCAATCTTACTCGGCGGGAACGACCTCCGCCTTTTCTCCATCAGCCTTCTTACGGCTACGCTTAGTATTCTTTTCAACAGGAGCGTTCTGTGCCATAGGCTGTACACCAGCCATCATAGACTGCATCTGTGCCAATGCCGCCTGCATCTGCTTCTGCATTTCAGCAAGCTGGTTCTTTGCGGCCTCAAGCTCTGCCTGAACATCAGCAGGGGCAGACTTGGCTGCAGGCACAACAGACAGCTCACTGTTACGCTTACCAGCACGAAGCTCCTTATAACGCTCGTCAATCAGGCGCTTAACCTTAGTGGACAGGTCTTCACCGGCATTCGTCATGCGATAAAAGCGACCACGAATACGCTCAAACTGAGCACCATCCTTAATATCAATCATCCGCTGAAGATTCTCGACAGTAGGATTCAGAATTGCGTCATCAATGTCCTCGATAAACAGAACGTTATCGCCCTTAATGCCAAGCGCATCAAACAGCTCACTCTGCTCTTCAGGACGGAATCGCAGAACACCGTTCTTGAAAGCGTTACAAACACTATTCATATACTGAATCTCCTCCGGCGGAACGGGAATCACACAAGGATCTTCAACACTACCGGGCTCAAAAGTATAGCCCTTACCGCTCAGTGACGAAATGGTAACCACGTTATCGTCGCAGTTCAGAACGTCAATAAACTTCTTTTCCATCACGGAACTCATAAATTATCTCCTTTTCTATAAAAGCGGAGACCGCAAAGTCCCCGCTCAAATTTGCCTTTGGTAAAATTACTGCAGGACGATCTTAGCAACACGCTCAATATGATCGATGCTGTAGCCGAAGGTAAAGTCCTTGACCATCAGGTGAATCTTTTCGTTGTTGTTGTCGTGATCCTCGTAAGTATGAGTCTCACCCTTCATGTCAAGTCTTCCAATCTTGCCCGCAATACCATAAATACGTTTCCAAAATTTTTAAGAAAAATGTTTATCTAAAATATTTTCTACATTATCAAAATCTGTGTAGGGAATTCTGATAAGTTTGATTCCATTACGATTACAATATTCTGTTTTTAAAGAATCTTTCTTTTGCTGACTTTTATATGTACTAATAGAGTCGGATTCGGTTACACTCTTGCTAAACCTAACAGGCATAAAATGTTGTTGCCCGTCGTATTCAATGCAAGTATTTTTTGATGGTATATAGAAATCAAAAGGAAGCTGCCGTTCATTTTTACAATCTTTAAAACGGTATTCTCGTATGTAATCAATGCCATGACTATCGAGATAATTGCATACTTTTTCTTCACCATGAGAAGAACAACACTTTGGACATCCATGCCCGCCAAGAACTGAATTGACAGCTGTTGACCATTTGTAACCACATTTCTTACATTTAAAATTTGCATGAGATAATATATTTTTATATCCGCTCAAATACTCAACACTTGGAGAAACCGTTCTTAGTCGTTCTATCATTTCAGACTCTAAAATATGTGCTCTCCCAGCACATTTTGGACAACCAGAATTTTTATTATTAAGTATCGTATCAGGAATTGCGGTCCAATGGTAACCGCAAACATCACATGCGAAATCCACTTTCACAGCAACACGGACATATTTTGAAAGAACATGAATAGTAGGAAATCGTTCACGCATTTCTTTTAAGAATTCATCTTCCGTTCGTCTGTTTGCAATCCGTCGATAACATTCTGGACACCCATGTCCATCAAGCAATGTATGAGGTATGCCATTCCACTCATGCCCATCAAGTTTACAACGACAATGCACTCTCGCATTGTTTGTTGTGTATTCAGATAACAACTCAATATTAGGATTTACTTCAAACAGCTCCGTGGAAAATTGTATTGGCGACTTTCTTTTTTCTGCTCCACGCTTAGAGGCAACACATGCTTGACACCCACGATTATCAAGCAACATTCTTGCCTGTACTTCACGTACATCACCGCATACTTTACATTTCCTAGTAATCTTTTCTCGAAGACCATTATATTCGGATAAAATTTCAAAATTTGGGTTTACATCAAACACTTCTTTTTTGAAGTCTTCTGTCGTTCTCATTGGTGTCATCCATGCCACCTCCTTTCTTACAAAATAAAAGCCAGACACTCTACACAGCATCTGGTTGAATAAAAATATAGATAAACATTATATTGTCGGACGCTACTCCGTTCTCATTGCATATAGCAATCTCGCATTTTCACACGAGCGAAGACTATATCTTCACCCAGTTCACAAACTGGGGCACACCACTTCGGATGCCAAACGCTTGCATCCTAACCGCTCCCACGCGGATAGTCGTTGAACCTTCCTCTATTCGAGGCTTGGCTGCTGATTGCCCATTGTTATTTAGTGTTTAGGTTTTGACCTTGCACTATCTTATACTTTTTTCTACTTTCGTGCCCGTTACGTTTGAGCGTATTTCATCTCTTCGCTTTGGGGTATAAGCTTTAGGGTTTTCCAGCAATTAAATGTGTATTTTTTATCGTGATTTGCATCACGACTGGACTATTTTATGTAAACTACATAGTTTAATCCGGGATCAGCAGGGAACCATCACCCAGCTTCTTGGCAGAGCTAATACCAGTAATAGCAACACCATCGTAAGTCTTAACAAGACCATAACGGTTAAACTCGTCCTTAGCTGCGTCAGACAGATACTCAGCGTAGCCGGTCATACGACGCATCTTAGCACAATACTTCATCAGGCTGACAGTGAAGGGATTACCACCATCGGCGTACTCATTCAGATACAGAGCCAGAGCGTCCATGTCCTGCATAGTGGGCTCCTTACCCTGTGCATCGATCTTCTGCTCGCCACCAGTGATAGCGTCATCAACCATGCTAAAGATGTCATAGAACATCTGGTTCTTCAGAGCCTCAGTCATAAAAGTGGTCAGAGTAGCGATACTTTTCCAAGAATTTCGTCTTACTTCCACATAGCTAAGATCGGCCTCAATCTGCTTATTACGCCAGACGGGCTTAATGGTCTCGTAGTGCAGGTAAGACTTCGGCACGTTGCCGCCCTTGGCTGCATCATAAGCCTTCAGGGTGTTCTTAACAGTACGACCTGCCTCGTAATCATCAAACTCACCAACATTACCACGCTCAAACATGGAGTCCAGCAGCTCATCAGGTGCACCATACAGCTCATCAGTCACGGTGCGGTTAACAAACTGAGCAATCTCCTTGTTGGGGTCGCCCTTATCAATCAGCTCCTCAACATGAGCGCCAACAACCTCAGCAATCTCCTTGTCCTCGGCATCCATAGCGCGATTGTACTGAGTCTTCTCAGCAACTTCATAAACACGACCAGGCTGCTTCATCAGCTCGGCCACTTCAATATTCAGTGCCATAATTCATTTCCTTTCTCTTCGCGCAAAATAAAAAAGCTACCGTCAAAAGACGATAGCCTTAGATTTCACGTATCATATTCAAGATTTTCCTCTCATTCAAGCAACAGTCTTTGCCTCGGGCAGTACACTAATCATAATCAGCTTGTGGCCGTTGTCATCCATCACACCAGCAAACTCAAAACGAGAAGTACCAGTGGTAGCAACCTGCCACTTGCCATCAGTGTTGACCTCCAGCAGCTTGCCGATGTTGGTATCCTGTGCATCATCTGCCTTATACTGGTCAGTGCCGTACAGCTCGCCAGCATACAGAGGAACGCGCTTCACCAGCGCACCTGCCTCAATCTTGGTGACCATCTTATCATAGTCATCAAAATTAGTCTGGCTTGCATAAATGCCCTCCGGGATAAACTCATGGGCAACCATCTCGATGCCCTCGGCGGTAGCTGCGTCAGGGAACTTAACCTGACCAGCCTTGTGGTCAACCTGAACACCCATACCGGTGACCATAGCGACCTTTGCGGCATAGTTAGCGGGAATATTCTTCGCGCCGTTCACCATCAGTTCACGAATCATAATATTTTTCCTTTCTCTCAAATGTTATTCCTTACCCAAATATTCCCGCCATGCGTCACGCTTGTTAGCGCTAGTGGTGTTATACTTGGTTTCATTCAAATTCAGCTTGATACACTCAGGCTTATGTACCTCAGATGTCTCAATCTTCTTTTCGGCAGGAGCCTTCTTAGCGGCTTCAACGCAACGCTCGGCAATCACACTCTTGATGCCGGTCTCGTCCAGATTCTCAATCAGACTTGCGTAGTTACCACCCTCAGAAACTTCAGCTTCAGTAATCATCTTGCTGGAGAGTGCGTACTGACGCAGATCCTCCTTCTTCTGTGCAAGTTCTGCAGCCGCTTTTTCTGCCTCTGCCTTCTCTGCCTGATCCTTATATGGAGCCAGAGAAGCAACCTTTTCCTTTGCACTCTGCAACTCAGTATTCAAGCTTGCAATAGTGTTATTCAGCTCCGCAATCTTTGTGTTGACATCGGAAATAGAAACAGTCAAAGTAATATTCTGCGGCTCGCCAAGAGAAACTTCATCGCCCTCAACAGTGTAAGGGAACATAATGTAATCCAGCTCGTTCATGTATCCCCACTTCTTACACCAAATAGTGTGATCTTCAGGGAACATATCAGTCATGTAGTAATCAGAGCTAATCTTTGACACTGCATCTTCAAGCTTCATATACAGGTCACGACCAGTCAGACTGGAAGTCTCTGGAGCGGGTTCAGGCTCACCAGCAGGCTCAGTACCGGTTTCAGGCTCAGTCGGGGGAGGAGTTTCACCACCTTCCTCGGAAGTTTGAACATCAGGCTCTGCCGGAGTAGTGGGCTCAGTGGTAGACTCAGTAGCGGTCTGCTCTGCCTGCTCAATCTCGGTGGGATTCTCAATCTGTGCGGTTTGAGTTTCCTTATCCTTATTCAGTTCCAAATTTTTTGCCTCCTTTTCATTAGATTCTATATTTGAAATCTCTTTTGTGTCCTCAATGTAGGCATTTGCCAACTCAAGACCAAAATCGGTTTCAGCGACTTCAAGCAGTTTAGAACACTTATATGCCGGTTCAACATTTGCACCAAGCAGACAATGTGCAGTAAACACGCCATCGTCAATAATTTTTGCCATGCGGCCACCCACGATTCCCTTATGAGCTTTCAGCACATCAATTTCCCAACTGGTATTTAATGTGCCACTCTCAATACGGCGCAAAATCGTCGCACAAGCCTTTGGATATCGCTTCCAGATTTTACAAGAGGCAACAATAAAGTCGGTATCGTCAATTTTCTCGATACCGACCGACTGGAAACTACCGAATGCATCAGTGTCAAATTCGGCAGTCTTGTATTCATTGCCATCATCGTCTTTTCTGGTGACGACTTTCATATTGTGACCAGAAAAATCCAGTTCACCCTTTGGAGCTACGACCAACTTGCCAACAAGCGGGTTACCAACTAGTGTACTCATCCAACTTTCAATAGTATCACGGTTCAAAGCAACCTGATTCCCATTTACTGAGAAATCACAGATGACAAACTTGGCAAGATAGTGGTCTGGATGCTCCGTAATCTCAGAGCAACAGATGTTTCTACTATAGAAATACTCCTTACTCATCGTTCATCACCTCACTTACTATCTTCATTTCTCTGCTGATCATAAATTTGTTTTTCAGTTTCCTCGCCCTTTGGACGGCCTGTCTTTTTATCACTGTCACTACCACCGCCGGAACTACCGGTCGATGTATAAGAGGTCTGGCGAGCCACAAACACATCGTCATAGCCTTCCTCGGTTTCAGCCTGACGTTTGCGTAGTTCGTCCTCAGCATGAAGTCCCATATACTCGTAAGCAGTCTTGTAAGAGCAGTTCAAAGTGGTGAACAGGAACTGAGCAATCGCCTTCTTCATCTCCATACCCATCATTTCAGTAGTAGAGACTTTCACATCAGGGCAGTACATCGGGTCTACACCTGCATCTTCAAGGCGAATACGATACCATCGCTTTAATACATCTTCAATCTGTTCTGCAATCTTACCGATATTTTTCATCAGCTGGTCAAGAGACACCTTTGCAGTTGAAACAGTCTGTTGACCATCAGTATTCAAGAAACTAATACCTAAAGCAGCCATTTCTCGATTGCGATACTGTTTGACAGTCTCGATATTTGTCATCTCAACTTTTGGCTCAACATACTTGATATCCTTGACGTAGGGAGCAGTCGTCACAAGCACGGTATTTTGCTTCCATGCACGCAGCAGGTTATCGTGTGCCGTCACCTGTTCAGAAAAACCCTTCTTGTCTTTGTTTGGACCCATCAATTCAGGGTCAAGCTGTTGCCAGATGATTTTCTTTGCCTTTGCCTTAGCATTCACACGGTCCGAAGTATCAAAAGTCTCAAGCATCAATGCCGGGCGTAAGGCGCGGAATAGGGGAGAAACACCATACTTCTGACCCATATTGCCAATGCGAATTACACCACAGTGGTCAACATCAAGCTTCGCGTATGTATCACCGTTTTTGAATGCCTGATATACCTCGTCTGGGTAGTTGTTCTGAATCTCAGTCTCCTGATTTTCAAAGAATAGCGCTTTATTCTTCTTATCCTTCAGCATAGACTTGCTTAAAGCGGATTTTAACTTAGACATATTGATAAGCACAACAGGCTGTCCATTTGATAAGTAATCACTTATCTCAGCAATACCAAGAGGGTAGTAGTCTACAATGTAGTTCTCGTCCTTTTGACGCAGATATGTAATGTAAGTGCCCTCTGCATAAGTCATCGGAATGGCAGCACGCAGCAGACTTCGCACGTTAATTTGTGCGTTGAAATCATCAATCACTTCACGGGCATAGTTTACCTGTTTAGTTTTATTACGCTGTTCAGGGAACTGTGCGAAACTGCATTTGAACTCCGTATTGACATTCGCCTCAATCGCATCATAAGTAATGCCAATTAGGTCATCTTTATTGATGTAATTACGGATGATTCCATTGACCGTCTGCACATTCGTCAGGCTCGACTGTAACCCTCGCGCGAGCTCATCAATTCGGTCAACCGTCAGTGTCTCAGAGGAGGCTGAAATTTTCAGGTATGTACTATATTGCTTGTTTTCAGGATCATAGGACGCGATAGCATGGCGGATAACATTGTCCATTCTTTCTTCCGAAAGCTCGTTTACAGATGTAAGCACAACAGTACCATCATCTGTCTGTGAAGCAGTCACGACATCAAAATCTTCCTTTTTCTTTCTTGCCACATTTTCACCTCCTCTGCTTAGAAATCAATGTTAGAAATACAAATCGGCGGAGCAGTCATTGTCTCCACCGCAGACTGGCGCACTTTATCCTTACGACGTAATTCGTATAGACGATGAGCAAGCAAAATCGCGACATAGAACCTATCATCCAATTAGTTGTTACTTTTATTTATGCTCTTTCCCAATAATAACCAGCACACATTCTCTTAAACTTGCTCTTACATGACCGAGCTATATTTCCTGATGATGTATATCCAATAGACTTGGCAGCATCTAAAAGCGAGTCAAACTGTCTTACAAATTGTTTATCGAGAGTATATTGATTTACTGGGGTTCGTTTTACATTTCGTTTAATCGGTTTTTCTTTACGAAGAGTTCGTTTGAAAATAACGCTGTCAAAATACCCGTCCGAGAAATCATAATCTTCGTATGCCCAAATATATCCAGCATGAGTTTTCTTTCCACGAGCTTCATGGCATATAGAAGATATTTGGTGTGAGTTAAAGCCTGCCTTACGTATTTCCGCAAGAGAATTCCAAGTTTTCACAATATTCTTATTCTTGTCGTACTGAATGATTTTCTTGTTTATATGTACTTGACATTGGCTTTTATCAATCTCAATTTTACGATTACTAAAATATGCTTCCCAAGAAAAATCATCTCGTTGATATTCTTGTTCGTACATCCAGTAGCAATCTTTATACGGATGCATATTTTTTCCTTCGTGGCAACAAAGTCTTCTAATGCACTCTCTTGTATAATGCAATTCTTTATTTACTCGACCAATACCTCCATCCCATCTTTTAATGAGATTTTTAGACAAGTCGAATTGTAATACAACAAGTGGATTATGAGCTTTCCTCATTTTTAAAATCTGCTCTGGAGTATGTTTGTATCCACGAATACCTTCGCCTCCAAGATCGAGATTATAGCCTGAATTATATGTATCGTATTTTGAAATATAATAAGTTTCTCTTTCGTTCAATTCATTTTCATTACATTCTTCAATGACTTTAAATTCAAAGTTCTCTTCTCCAAATTTATTCCATGCGGCTTGAAGATGTTTGTTATGATGACTTTTATCATTTAGAAAACGAATGTGCTTCTTCCAACGGTTTTCAATATCGGATGACTGACCGACATACATCTTTCCATTAACTTTATTTGTAATCGAATATATTCCGATCATATTGACATCCTTTCTATTTTTTGCATAAATAAAGGCCACGGTTCTTCCAAGAGTGTCTTTACACTCGACCGTGGCTCTCACATTTCATTATTCAGTTATAGTGTGAGTTCAGACTGGCGCATACTCATCATAAATGAGCCTTAATCATTCAGTCGTTCAGCGTCCTTTCGGTTCGCCCCTGTTTCCCACTTCTGGGGTTCCAAGTCAATTAGATTAAGTTTTACTAATACGGATTATGTATTATTCCGTATGATGCACAATGAATTGTCTATGCATCTTATTTGCAACGTCGGGTGCCAAAGCATATGTTACGGTCGTATTTTCAGAGTTTGTAGTTTTCTGAATACTTGTAATCTCGTTCTTCATCAAGTCGATGTTGACCCACGCAGTCTGTTCCTCTAAGGAAAGCTCATGCGTCTTCAAAATTTCTTGACCAGTTGATTTATCCACGCCGTCTACTACCTGAACGTAATCTCCGCCATTATATTCAAGAGGAAAGTGAATGACGCCAAGATTCATCAGCTCAATGAATTCCTCGACCATAACGGTACGATACTTACGAGGACTAATCAAACGTAGCTTATCAACAGCATCTGGATAACGAGCATCATACCCTTCGTACAACTCATGATTTGCGTCAATAAAGCCGCGATGTTCTGCACCTGACTTATCGGTCCAATTATTAAGCAATCCATCTGCATAGGTCGAAGTACCGCCACCACCTGCTCCTTGGTCAATCATTAACCTGTCAATGTACTCATAGTCTGGGTTCTGCCCATTGTAGTGCAAAATCAATTCATGTAACTGTTCAAGTTGTCGGTTAGAGTCAAGCTTGAATTTCTTCTCATTCGCAAGGTCAACCATGTTTACGCAGTTGATAATATCTCCACACATGCCGTTTTCTGGATCGTTATAAATACGCATAACGCCAACAATAGAGTTATCCATTGTGCGGGCAGGATCAAACGCAAGAATATACTGATAGTTCTTATCCCAATAAAGCTGTGGAATATACTTTCGCTCATTGCGACGAACCGTACCCCATTTGATGATCTGGTTTACGCCACCATCACGGCTTGGGCGATTATAATACTCACGCAACGCCTTCATTTTATTTGACTTTAGAGCTGCGTCTACCTTGTCTTGTGTCAATAGTGCTTTGTATGGCTTACCCTTCATATAAACTTTGATTGCAACGTCACAAATCATATCACAAACAAAATAATCTCGATCTCCTGCAATCATGCGCTTTGCAAATTGCTTGTAGTATTTATAAAAAAGCTTGTCCATCGTATCCTGACTTGAAGCGTAAACTAGCTGAGTAGGAACCTGACGAGGCTGCATTTCTGGATTATAGTCAGTGTCAGTGTCAGTAACGAAATCCGTATTCTGTGTTGCAAAAGCTTCACAGACAACAATCAGTTCGTCGGAGCAGAATGCCGCCTCATCAAAAAAAATAAGACTGGCTCGCTTACCACGCACGCCATCTGGGTTAGAGTTCAAAGTATTAATAGAACTACCGTTATAGAACTCAACAACATACCCGGCGGGATTATGACTAAAACCACTTTTATTGGTTGCAGACTTTTTCGTTTCTTTCTCTGCAATATCTTGCAGACTACGGATAGACGCAGCCGTCTTACCAACACGAGTAACAATTTCCTCGATCTTATTAAATGTCTCTTTTGCCTGGTCACCCACATTACTTACAATGTAAATAGACTGGTTCTCATATAATATTGCCTTTAGAATAATGAAAACAGAACCTACAAAAGACTTGCCAAAGTTTCGACTACACGCCCAAAGAACATGACTTGCATTCCAGCTTTGTTCCAGCATATATGCCTGAGCGTCAAATAGTTGGATACCCAACAAATCCCTGGCTGCAATAACAGGATTCCGCCGATAGAATGCAATCGTTGCTGCATCACACTCATAAATCTTACGTTTTACGGCTGTAATAATAGGCGCTCTTTGTTTCATTCTCATACGGCATCACCATCCGTATCTTTTACGCTTGCGTCAATACCGGCATCTTTCAACAGCTCCTTGAGCCGCTGATTCTCGATAAGAGATAGCCTGTATTTTTCCTTGGCGTCATCACTTTCTTTCTGGAACTTATCAATCAGTTCTCTCTGTGTATCGAAAATTTCCTGCATGTCATTTTCGTCAAAGAAAGCATTTTCCTTGATTGCCTTAACACTCATATCTGCCGCCCATTGAGTGCCCGGAGACCGTAACTGGTCGTAAAAGTTTGCTTCTGCACCAGCAATATCCTTTTCCCGCATATCCTTCATCAAGAATGTAAGCGTATTACGTCCGGCATCCTTATTGGAACGGTTCTTGACAGAAATCTCGTTTTCCTTGGCAATTTTATCGTTGTTAGAAACCAACTTGACCTTGATATCATTCAGACTCTTGATAGTGTCTGCTGAATTCATCGGATCAAGCTGGGCAAGTCGGAAATCAATCTTACGAATCTGGCCGTTATTGATGACAACCTGAATAATCTGAGATAGTTTATAAGGATCATCCTCAATACCATCTTCAAAATATTTAATAAGGTCACTAAACAAATAACGTCGGTCGTTTTCAGAGTGTCCTTCAAACGGGTCGTATCCGACAACCGAAATAACATCATCACGAGCTTGAATTTCAGCCTTTGACCACTTTTGTTCTTTTTCATCTCGAACATCCAGAGCATTCTTATTCAATTCACCATTTGTAAGAACGGTTGCAAATGTCTGGAATTGATACTGCCGACACGAGAGAGCTCTGGCGTACATTCCTGGTTTGCAAGAGCCTGAGTTCTGCACGATAGAATCATAAAGACTGTTATAGAATGGAAAATCCAACATATGACAGAGAATCATACATGCTGTACGTTCACTCTCATATCGTTTCGTGTACTCATCGAATAATTCATTGACACACTCTTTACAAAGAGTAGAGAACCCACCTCGATTTTTAAATAATTGAGAAAAACTATTTTTATAAAAATGTCCAGTGGGAGCTTCATATGAATGTTCACAACGAGTACATTCCCATTTTTCCTTGGTAGGTATAGATGCATCGACGGAATCTAGTACCTTTTTCTTTCTCGGCATCAATACACCTCCAATCAAAATCAAAAATAAAAGCCGTAGAACGTGCGCACATTCCACGGCAAACAAAAGACACCCTCTAATGTGCTTGCGTAGCAGAGGCCAAGGGTGTTTCATTCACAAAAGACCCACCATGATACGCATCGTTGAGAGGCTTAGTGGGCTCAGGCGGCTCCGCCATTGTACGCTTCCATGAGAGGCGCGGCGGAGTCTTTATCATCTATATAGGTTTACTACGTCAGTAACGTACCTCACCCTGCCACCGAAGTAGCATAATAATCTTCAAATACCTGAGTTATGGAGGGAGTAGTAAAACCATAACTCAGGCTTGCAAAAGGAGAGATGCTGGGTGCAGCGGTTGGATTTGAACCAACGAATACACGGCTTATGAGGCCGGTGCCGTAGACCTGACTGGGCAACGCTGCGTTATATGGTGCCTAAGTGTCTCAAGAAGTAGAAAGACATGTGTACATCATGTTTCTAAAACCCAGACTTCGGACTTGCTATATGTCGCGCTCATATAGCCATTTTCTTCGAGCTTGACAGGATTCGAACCTGCGCTGTATCCACGAATAAGCAATCTCGCTTCGTGCAGATGTCTGCTACCATCCGCTACGTTCAACCTCTTCGCATTACAAGCTCACAATAAAACCTACCTTTTAGCCGGTGGTAGGTGACCGGTATAATATAGGTCCTCTGGGAGAAGGACTGGCGCGGTCTCAGAGATTCGAACTCTGGCATCGGGTTTACCGACCTAACGGTTTTCAGGACCGTTCTCTTCAACCACTTGAGTAAGACCGCACAATAACCCTACTTTCCTGCACAGCTACCTTTATATAAAGGTGTAGGGAATAGCCGTACAATCTTTGGTGAGTCAGGTTGGAGTCGAACCAACGATGTTTCTAATGTCACGGAGTTACAGTCCGCTATCTTCGCCACTGGATATACTGACCCATAATAAAACAAGCATCCATCAAGCTATCCGAGCTAAATTGAATTGTTCTCGTGTTGATAAAACGCTTGTTTTAGACTTTTAAAGCTTCGCATTAACGTAGCGAAACACGAATAGCTTATCATTTCGTTCTACAGAACTACTTTGCATCCAACCATCCGTAGATTGAATTGGTCTAGGCGGTTGCAGCTATTGACCGCACAACTTGGAGCCACCTGTAGGAATCAAACCTACGACATATGTGGTACGAACACATTATTCTATCTACTGAATTAAAGTGGCATGGAGCCAGTGACATGACTTGAACATGCGAAATCCATAAAGGCATCGGGATTACAAAACCCGCGTTCTACCAACTGAACTACACTGGCACAATAAGCTGGAGCAATCACCCCAGCCCATAGAAAAGGAGACAATAAATGATGTCCCAAGCAGACCTTGCGGTCGTACTTCTTTTTTAATTACCCACTTAAATTGGTAGGGCTTCACCGCTTTTAATTCAAACGCACAATATGCGTTTTACTCTCAATCAGTTTTCCATCCTTGTCTTGATAAACAACAATAAAGCCCTCTCGCTGGGAAGTTGTTAATTTACCCTCTGCATACTGCATCTTAGAAGACTCACAGCAACAGCCCTGCTCATACACAACAGCTCCGTCACCAATGTCATAATGACCGCACTTATGAGTGTGGGCGAGAACAACCGCATTGATATCCTTAAATCCATTATCACGGAAATAGCGGAATGCCTTCTCTGCAGTCTTTAACAAACCAGATGAGTAAGTTAGTGGATGCACAAAAACAGTATCACCAATCTGACTGAAATAAGTATCGTTATAAACAATCTCGATGCCAGTGCCCTTAAACACATCAATCAGAGGGTCGTAATGAACCTTTGTATGAAGCTCCTTGTTGTAATGGTTAAAGCCATCAACAAAAATAAGCTCCAAGGATGTCTTCGGCATCAGTTCAAGCAGGTCAGTGTCCAGATTCTTGGCAAGATAGCTCTGAAACCGCAGGTCATGATTTCCATAATTGATAACAACCTTCTTAGGTTGAAGCATTTCAATCAGGTCAATCATATACTGACGTGCAATCAGAATTTCCTCCATTGGACTCTTGCGATACACTTTAAGGAAGCGAGAAATGGAGCTGCAGTCTACCAGATCTCCGTTTACCTGAAGGATATCAATCTTACCAGCGTACTCACTAAAAGTGTCAATGGGCTTCTGGAATGGAATATGTAGGTCGGAAATAGACAGAATACAGGTTCCCACATCTCTATTAGATAAGGACTCCTGATACTGCATACCCGCACGGAATGCCTTAAAACGCTTGCGATATGCGCACTCACCAAAATTCTTGCCCAACTCATCATTGAGCACCTTGGACGCGCCATCCCAAGTCAACTCTCTAGCCAGAACAGCATTCCCGATTCTTACAAAGAAGTCATCGCTCGTTTCTTCTGGCCGTTTATTATAGCAACCCATTGGCATCAAGCCGGGTCGCCCAGCAGCTCATCAGAAGTGGAAATATTGATAGTGACACCCTCAATACCATCCCACTTTGCCAGAGCTTCCTTCAGATTGAAGACATTCTCACCGTCCTTGGTAATCTCGGTGATAGTGCCCTCAGCAGTATCAATAATAGCGTTCTTAAAAACAACACTCTTCTTAGCAACCATAATTTTATTCTCCCTTATATTTTATTTCAAAATTGAAGTATTTTAGCATTCAAGAGCATCAGCCCAAGTGCTAATCCAACCACGATGATTTGTATTCAACTCACAAATTGCGGTACGGTCATGCCCCCTGAAATGCTCCATGTACGGAATCAGTGCTGACCGTTCCGGGTGCTTATACAAGTCACATTGACCAGAATGTCCGATCGCAATGAGGAGGCACGAGTCTTTTACTCGCGTAATGACTTTCTTCGCATCGGCTAGAGTGAAATTTTGTATTTCGTCGAGGATAATAACCTTGTTTTCAAAGTTGACACCTCGCATATAAGTATGTGCTGCACACTGGATGTACGCACCATACTTCTGACTTTCAGGATTTTCATCAGCAATTACCGCCGTATTTGGATTAACGCCAATGGTTTCAAGAGCCTCGAAAAGTGGCTCCATGTACGGAGCACTCTTTTGTTCCTGAGTTCCTGGAAGGTAACCCTGTTTCTCTTCCTGAGTAGGAGATACAATATACACAATGCCATTGTAACGACCATACTTAACAAGCAGGTCAGCAACACCAACAGCAATGGTAGTCTTACCGGTTCCGGCACGGGCATTCGCAAAGACGACATCAATATTAGGGTCCCAGATAGCGTCCCTAAAAATTTTCTGTTCTGGATCAAGCGTCATACCATAAAAGGTAGAATACTCATCCAGACTCTGAGGGATATCCTTCTTCTTACGCATTTCAGTCTTATCAGAAGCCATATATTACAACTCTCCCTTAATTGAACTCATCCACATCATCGCAAATCTTAACGTGCGTTACGCTGCATCTGCTTCAGCATCTCGACAGCGGCAATATTAAAAGGAAGCAACTCAAGATATCGAGCAGACTCTTCCAGATACCGCTTGTGACGGGTCTTCGCAATGCAAGCATGAGGGAAGACCTTTCGCACGGCCTTCGCTTCGGACTTAGTAATTTCAATCATTAGGTAAAACACCCTTTCAAAATAAAATAGGTAGGAAGAAAACAAGCGTCCTCGCTCTCTCCCTACCATAACTTTCCGCACTGTGTTTTACTCTATATATGTAAAATTATAACGTATCTACGTTAAAATATTGTGTTTTTTCGCATTTCATAAATCAAACATTTTTCTATTTTGTGCAGTTTTCTCGATATTAACGTTTTTAGCGCACTTACGGCAGTATTTTTGTCTGCGTCCGGTGCGAGCAACCATCTTTCCGCAACAATCACACTTGATGTACTCTTTCCCACAATACTGACTCCACAGAATGCCAGCATTTTCAAAATCGTCTACAAAAATCTCATGAGTTGAGTCCGGTTCCGCAATCAAAACATGGATGTTCAGATTGTCGATTTTTTTCAAGCTGGCAAACCCAATAAAACCAAGATTATGTAACTCGCAAATCATCTCGTTCTGTTTTTTCTCATTTACAGATAGGTTCGCCATCCTGAAAATATCAGCCGTATCTTCCGTAATCCAGTAGTTGCATTTTTCATTAACGGCAATATGGTATTTCGCCAGACACAGCATCGTAAACATCAGGCGTTGCATCTGCTTGCTTTCAAGTGCTTGAATCTTCTCTACCTCAGCCTTCGTAATACACACACCATCAAGTTCGACCATAGGACGACCTTTAGCAGAAGCAATCGCTTTATCGATCAATTCTCTATCCAGAACCTTGTTGTACCCTTCAAAATGACGCAGCATATACTCGTTAAGCTTTTCTCTTACGTCATCCTTTGAGTATCCTTTATAGAAATAGTACTTCGCTACATAATGCAAAACATGCCCCGCCTTCTTCCAAGGCACATCCTTCTCTAGCCACTCTTCAGCGTAAAGAACTTCATTCAATACAATCATCCGCATCCTCCTTGCTATTCATGTTAATCAACACATCCTTGAAACGCTTGCCATCATACTCAATATCGCCATTCTCATCCTGCACAAGAGAATGAATCATACCGTCATGGCGTTCTAACAAGCGTTTAATCAAAGTATCGTGAAATAGTTCCCAGACTATTGCAATACTGGATGCATTCTTCTTACAAAGATCAAGCATGATATCGCAAAGCACATCGTCATTAGAACACTTGTCATGAAGATTGCGGAACATACTTTCCTGATACAGCGCAATGCGCTCCTTGCGATCTGCGCCGGTTTCTTTATTATTGTTTCCGTTGCCAGAATGGATTGCGTTACCACGAGCAAACCTCAAATAATCCTTAAAAATAGAGCGGATACCATAGTATTGAGAATTGGTGTACTCAACGCCAGCCTTGAGCGAGTCGTAATCAAACTTGCGCCTTATCTTGAGTTCTTCTTCAAAATCTTCAAGTTCGTCCTCGACAGTCCAGCACAGGCGGTTCATGGTACAAGAATTGATTCCGACCGGCATCCGATAGAGGTAATACTGGATAACCATTTCATCCACATCGTCCTTGACAGTCTTTTGCATAATCTCATCCAGACCGGCAAACCCATCCCACTTGATGCGCTTGCGAGCTGCGGCCACATACTGCTTGTAATCACGCATCTGAGCAGGGTAGATGTAGCTCATAAAGTATGGCTTACGCCATGCGCAAATACTACTCCAGAACTTCTTATCCTCGATAGTATCTGGGTTGTCGCCATCTTTAATAGCACAAGCTTTATTGTCATACCAGTATTGCGGCATATCTGTCGTGGCTACGCCTTTTATTTTGTCGATCGCGTTCTGTTGATAAAGCTGTCCGCAGATAATGCGATACGTAAGTTCATCGTACTCTTTACTACCTTGCTCAAATTTACTTCGCACATCAAACATCGTTGTAATTCGGTTCGTTGTACGTCCAATATTATCTCCAAATCCGCTGATATTAGATTCAATAAAATCCTTTTCGGTTGGAACTTTTTTCTCGCATTTGCGCTGGACACAAAGAACAACCGGCTCATTTACCCATTTATCAATGAGAACTCTATTGTCGGTAGAAAATGTAAGATCGGCATCGAAATCTTCACCGTTAAGCGCTGCGCACATATTATCCCACGCATTAGTAATAAACACGGACTTCATATAGCGATACCAGTATTGGCAATCCTCAGATGCACTCAAGTTCATGCACCGAATATTTGCCATCTGACTCATAGGAGCTCTAAAGCAAGCAACCCTTTTAACATCTCTGTCGTTCCAGAATCGGCTGTAAACTTCACCAGCCTTTAAAAGTCCGGTTACCTCCATCCGAAACATAGCCTGACAAAGCGCATATGGATCGCCACTCGCAACTTGAAAATTCCCTCGTACCTTTACAACACCCGTTTTTGCCTGAGAGATTCGCTTTTTAATAAAGTATCGAATCCGATTCTGCACATAAGGGTCGCTAATCATTTCCGGCTCAATCATAAGAGCCTTAATGTAGTCGTTTTCCAGACTGTTTATGTAATTCGGGTCATCACGCATTCCACTACCACGCAAATACAGCAATGCATCACGCCAGTCACCGCCCATGACACCCTTGATTTCATCCAAAGTTGGCTTCACAAGTTCATGAATCTCTTCGTTCGTAAGCTGATAGCTTTGAATAAATTGATAATTCAGATTGCGCTCCTCATCGAGTTCCAACTCACAGGTCTTGGTTACAGAGAAGTGATAGTGGTTCTCTCTACAGTTTTCAAGATAGTCCTCACAACTATGATAACTATCCCACAGCTTCAACATAGAGGTACTAAGAACTACTTGAATCCTATTTATATCACGATAATCTCCCCATGCGTCTTTTAGCATATTCTGTTTCGCTACCTTTTTAGCGAACTCACGGAAAGGGAAGGGAAATAACATGCCTTTACAGAACGCATTCCGCACACAGAAACCAGACGCAGTAGATGGCAACTTCAAATCCTCACTCCACTGTTGTGCAAGATCATAACTAATAAGTCCAAACCCATCATTCGCACACAGCTCACAATCGTGTTCCTTATCTTCAACTATCGTAGGTTCTCCAGACACTCCATCGTCCAGAACAACAATATGGTCTTTAAAGTGCGTGTAGCAATCATCTATAACAAGTACACCATCAGGGTCAGTGACCGGAATAGAAGCAGAGCAAGCAAGGGCTCTATAAGCCTCTAACTTTGCAGGCACAAATTCCATACCCTTGTTACGGCCATTATCGATTCGCTTGCGGATATCGTCAACAAGACGGTCGCTCACAAACACAATCGTACTATTCTTAACGCCACCAGTGGTTCCAACCAAACGGCGATACGTAATTCCATTGATTTTGAACCCCTTTGGAGAACATGCCCGGCGGTAATCATTCTTCTTATCAACCACCAGACACATATAATCCGGCTTGAATTGAACTGCGTCCAATTCTGTATACAGTCTCCGAATCTCCCGGCGGTTCTCTAAACAAGACGGTTCATTCCGCAGCATCTTGATTCTACGCTTGATACTCCGTGCCTTAGCCTCTGCATCCGTAACACCATTCAATTCATCAATCCATCGTAGAACAGTGCTATCAGCCAGCGAGATGATCTCGTGGTTTCGTCTGGCTTCATCCAATGGTAGTGTTAAATCCCATTTTGCTTCAACCAGACGCTTCGTATGGATCTTAAAAACAAACTTCTGGCAAGTTTGCTGCTTTGCCATTCGGCAGTCACCTCCATGTTCTCCTTGAACGTATCCTGTATTGTATATCTATGAAGAAAAAAATATAAAATTAGGCTTTTACAGATAGCAGCTCTCGCCATCTTCCATAGCCTTGAGCCAAAGTCGTTCACGCTCCTGATAGAGCTCATCCAACATATCGTCAGCAGCCTCATACTCGTTGCGTGTCAGACTATTGCTATTCATGTCACGCACAAGCTGCTTGATTTCTGCATTAACATCCTCATAAGTACGCATCATTCATCAACCTCAATAGTCTTTAACCGTAATCGTCTGCTCGTCCATAATAGCACCGCAGGCACCGCAGAACGGTTTACACTCAATTCCAGTAGAGTCATGACAACTGGAACACTCACAATACAGTGATTCTCCAAAATCCGCCTCATGTTCAATCCAATGAGCGTGAACTACAGGGCGAAATTCGCCGCCATTTTCGATGACTTCATTGATGGTTCTCTCAATATAACTAATTGCTGATGCTTCCCAAGTATGATAGTTGTCAAGCATTTTAATATCAGCATCTAGTTTATCCAGAAACCGTGTCGCGTTAATATATCTATCCATCACTTAACCTCCTCAGCCACCAAACGAATCGTCTCATCAATCTGTTTAAGCTCTGCCAGTAAAACGTCCACTGTATCAGCATCACTCTCAGAAATATTTAAATCCTTAATCTTATGTAAAGCCCATTCAAGATTCGGGTAATAGCCGACCGTAACCTCCTTTACGCCGGTGCCCATCTCACCAGTCTTTGGATTCTTACCAACTGGCCGCTGCTCAATAATAACGAGATTTCGCTCATCGCAGTTCTTTATAATGTACTTTCCAAATTGAATTTTCATTGGTATCTCCCTCTTGTATGAATATATTTTAAATAAATAAGATTTCATAAGTGTAACTTTTATTAACAATCTTTTCTCTTGAATCCTTGGAAATCAGCCATTCCCCAACTGCCATCAGGACAATGATGCGTTACACATCTATGAACGCCAATACCGCAACCTTTTGGAAAGTATTTATCTTTTGTCCATAATTCAAAAATTGCATCAGTTACCAAATTTTCATTTCCTGTACTTGAATCGACAAACAACTCTCCACAAAGACGACATTTATAAGTTGCATCAAACAAAGTCATATTAGACCATCCTTAAAAATTATTTTTTTATTCTTTTGCACGGCTAATCTCAAATGCAGCCACATCATTCATGAAATCATTGATATGTAGGTACTTGTCAGACTTCCGCACAGTCTTAGGCTTAAACTCTCGACACTTGCATCGCACCTCATCACAAACCGTAAAACATGGAATCTCATACCGGCATTTTGTACAAACATGTTTCTTGTGGAACTCTGGCAAGCGTCCAGCAGCTTGGTAGAATTCGTAGGTTACCTTTAAATCAATCCAGTAGGGGTTATCAAAATTCATTTGCGGCTACCTCATTATAAATATAATTTTCACATGGAATTTTTTGTTCATTTGGAATGTAAATCAATGCATACACTAATTTTTCAATAACAGTTTTACTTAAAGATTTCTCAACATAATCACTACACGTCTCCGCACCATTTTGAGTGTATACGATGTATTCTTCTCGTACTTTTCTTCCGCGCTTTATATTTGCTAGTTTCGGAATGTTCTCGCAAATGGCGTCATTTAAACGGTGGACACACTCTAAACAGGTTTCCTCATTTGTATTATTCCGCATACGTTTAATAGAAGTTGTATCAATTATAATATGATACATAGAATAAACTGAATCATACGGAAATATATCTGTAAATTTATTTTGTAATTCGTTATAAAAATACGATGATTTCCCACTCAAGAAAATGTCTTGCTCGTTCTCACATTCTTCACCTGAAGATTTTTTAAAACTATGGATAACCTTGCTGAACAAATTATTATAGTCTCGTAGCTCTACTTCTGTAGGAATATGAAGCTTATCACAGCCTAACTCTTTACTAATAAAAACAGGAGTGTAATTACAAGAGATGAACTCTTTGTTTTTCTTCATTTCTTCCAATGCATAATAAATGTATTCTTTAAGTGAACTGCGTACCTTTCTTTTGAAGTTAATAATATCCGTGACTTTTGCTTCATCACCATAGACTTTAGTGTAAGGCTTGTCGAAATCTTCATTTATCATTCCGCAAGCTTTTGCTATATTATCCAATGTCCAAAATACATCAATATTACCATTTTCAACTTCCGGTGAAATTTTAGATAACTGATACCGAATGATTTCTTTGATGTTTGAACCGTATTTGTTATTCCCGCCCTTTGGTCTAGGAGATAAAATTTCAGTCTTTGGACGAATCTTTTTTACAGTGTAGCAGAAGCTTCCTTTTTCTTTTTCTAGTACAACATATCTGTTTAATTCGGCCATGATCTGTCTTTTGCTACTACCGCATACCGCACATCCGTTCCTATCCAAAATATTTAAATATTCAGACAATGCACGGAAATTTTTAAAAACCTGGCCTTCATATAATTTATCAGCCATATCTTGTGTTATATTATAAATTTTATTCATAAAGTCTCCTTATCTCTTATAAGACCCATACCATTTAAATCCAGCACGAGGAATTCCAGAATTCGCAGGAACACGAATCATTCCATCTATAAAGAGCTGAAGAACCTCATCACTTAACTGTCTATGCACAAAGCGAAACGGTGGTTGAGAAGCATCATTATAATATTCTGGATTTTCTTCCAACACCGCTCTACCTCTTCTGACGGTAGAAAGCGTTGGAATATTCTCACACATAGCATCATTCATCTCGTGAAAACTTTGCTGTTGCAATTTATATTCCGTCCGTGCCGCAGATCGCTTCAACGAGTTCGGCTCAATCGTAATATGATACATCGGTCGTGCTAGGTCATATGTAAAGATTTCCTTGAATCTATTATCTAGCTCTTCATAGAACTCATGAAGTCGTCCGGTCAAAAATACGTCTTGCTCACTCTGACACACTCGCCCAGACGATGTGTAAAACTCATGAAGCACATTCGTATACATCTTCATATAAATTGCCTTTTGGTCTTCAGAAGGAATGTGGTATTCTTCTGGGTCATGGTTTATAAACACGGCAGGGCAGTCTTCAAAAAATATCTCCTTATTTTTTGCCATAGATTTAAGCGCAGACTCAATGTACCCAACCATCGTAGATTTTGTACATTGCTGAAACGTCTCAGCATCCGCTACTAAATTCTCTCTGAACTCATCCATTTGCTCACGAGCAATATTTTCTAATGGTGTGCCAATTATCTCAGCCCAAAAGGTATCCTCGCCATGTAGGTCTTCTGGATATTGATAAAAATTCTTATTGGTCATTCCACATGCTCGTAATATTGCAGCAGGTGTCCAAAAGAATTCCATCCAACTACTGCCGTCACATTCTCTAAGTAGGTGGTAAGCAATCTGGTTCTGTAAACGCAAGGAGAACTTTCCTTTGTTTCTTGTCGGTAGAGGAGGAAGTACCTCATTGTCTGGACGAATCTTTACAATGATAAAGCGCTTTCCTTCCTTTTTAAACTCAACGAATCGATTTAACTCTTCAAGGAAGTGTTTTTTGCTAGTTCCATCTAGTGGCTTTCCATTTTTGCCAAACACATTAAGATAAGTGGATAGTTCTAAAAAATTAGAAAAAATCTGACCATCCTTCAATTTACCTATTATCTCCGATGTGATCTCGTATTTTTTCTTGTCCATATAACCTCCTACTCAATTTAGTTGGATTGACGAGTCTGTATTATATATATGTATGAAGATACATGGTCGTCAGTCCAAGTACAACTATCACAAAACATCTCTTAATGGTTTACTCGACTTGAAGCTATGGCGCGCAAGTGGCATAGCTTCAATTTGAGTAAACCTACGAGCGTCCGCAGACGCGAGATCCATCTCCCGCCCTGTCTGGAAGACTACTATAAATATCCACCACAACCATCCTAACACCATTTCTTTGCCGTATCCTGTATTGTATAGCTATCTACACTCATTATACCATGAGTTTGCCAAAAATTCAATAGCTATCTAATACAGGATACTGATATTTCTAGCGCCTATTATAATAAGGTATGTTTCTGGGAGGTATTATTCTCTATGAAGGACATCCAAATGCTTTGTATGCTTTATATGTTCTGTGTAAGCTGCCAGAGGCCACAATCATGCTCCTTGTAGGTCTTTAGAGTCTTTGAGAGTGCTGCTCAGATGCCAGATCAGTCCATTTATGGCGATAGGGGAGTACGGATGGGTACAAATAGGTACTTTATACTCCGAAGAATGATCATTTTCGGTACATCTAGGGTACACATCGGAAAAACCCGCATGAAACCTAGCTTTTTCAGAATTTATTGGCTCAAAAAGGAACAAAATAAGGGGTAAAAAGGTACAAATAAAAAGAAAAACTAGCCAAAATATAACGCAAATACGTTAAATTCCAGCTAGTTACCGAATGAGCTACCGATTGAAAAATAGCGATTTTAACCCATTTTTAGGTATTTTAAAGGGAAAAATAAGTGATTTGTGGGTGCATGTAGGAGAGAGTATAGGGATATATTTTTGGATGTTTTTGTCAGGGGAAAGTATACCCCGGGTAGGGGAGAAGGTAGAGAGTGTGATGGAGTGCTGGGATGGAATAAGATGGAGATTAGGAAGGTTTGATAGAAATTGGAAAGAAGGTGATTTTTGTGGAGATTGTTGTGCAAATTGTATAACGATATGGAATATAACAAATTGATAATTGGTGATTATGAATAAGAAAGATGTACTGGGGGCTCGGTCTGCTGCTGGGAACGTCCAAAAAATGGAAAGTATGCCCCATTCCATCCAGTGCCGGAAATGCTCATTTTCCGGCACTCAAAAGGGCAAGGGCAAGGCGGGGTTTTGGCTGTACTGCTATTATTTGATAAAGTATCAACAGGTGTAGATAATAGTTAAAGAATTTTAATTGTTTGGCAACAAACAAAAATGTTCGATAAAAAACAAAATGTTATGTTGATTCAAAATCAACTTTCAATTATTTCTTGTTCCTTTTCAATCAACAAGTCCCCTTCCCTTTATAAGGTATTATATATTATATTTTATCCTTATTTCAGCAAAAACGCCCACGACTTGCCAAATAAAATTTTTAACGATATATCGCTATTTTCTAAAAATCTATAATTCTTGCAGCTTTTGTGCATGAATTGCAACTTTTATACATAGACTTCCTAGCAAGGAACCGCTATAATTAAGCCACAATCTAGCAAGGAACCTAGCAAGGAACCTAGCAAGGATTGCACCGAACCTTGAAAACTGAATCAATCTTTTGTGGGAACGGCTAAAATGTTTCCGCTCAATCTAGGCAAGTGCAACAAGCCCATCGTGGTTATAAATCAGCAGTCTACCGGAATGGTAAAGCACCTAGAAAGTTTGATTCAGTTGGAAAAATTCGGCGGTGTAGCTAGCACCGATTCAGAAAATGCAACGCTTGCAAATGGGCGTCAATCGTGCATTCCGCACGCAATCAAACGCATTTGCTATCCTACCGTATAGGTTAGAAAGATACGGAAAACAGGAAACACGGCTTGACCGTTCAATCACTGTTTTGGTTTTGGCAATGCAAGCCGAAAAAACCATAAAAAGCCGTTTGTCCGATTAAGGCATTAGAGGGCAAACAATCCGCAATCAACAGGATACTAGATTGTACTGTATGCACACAAACACGTTGTACAGAAAAGAGGGCAACGCCCATACAGCACATGACTAGGCAAGGAAGGGCAAAAAAGAAAGTACAATTTGCGCAAACCACAAACTAACTTTTATGGGTTTATATCCATGTGCTACACATTGCAAAGTTTATACTTTGCTTTTATGGTTTATACCATTATCTATTGTAGCAAAGTCAAGTGTAGTTTGCAAGAGTTATATAGCAAATGTTTTAACTGTTTAATGGGACAAAACCTTACAACGTCAAGAAAAAAACAGTACAAAAAGTATACATATTTTGCCCTATTTAGGGCGAACCATAAGCCCATAAACAAGGCGTTTTGTCTGGTTTGTGGGTTTTGGTTTGCGCTAAAACGCAAAACCATCGAATATACACACAATTCAGAAAATTAGAAAAGAGGATTATTATGCGTAAAGTTATCACTATGCCCGAATTCCGCACTGCTATTCAGAACAAAACTACCGATTCTTTCAGCGCACGCGAATTGCTGGAATTGCTCAATAATTCCGCTGAAATGGCAACGGCAAACGGCAACGAAACGGCTGATTTGATTAAGGCTATTTCGGACAACAACAAAGCCGAAAATGAATCCATTTGCACCGACAAATGCAAGGTTTTGATTGCTATGGAACGCGCCGAAATGTTCCGCACCTATTGCGTAAACCCGACTTATACCGGCCATAAGTTCAGCGGTAAAAAGAACGACAAAACCGGCAAATATGAACTGACTGAATCCGCTATGCGTATCAAGTTTGCAAAGCTGGAAAAAGTTTACCGTGATACCACGGGCAAAAAGTATGATACGCTTTGCAATTCCGACTTTTACGGCAAACTTATTATGCTTTTCAATGGCTTTATGGCAGAATCCCTTTGCACCGACTTGACGGCAAACAAGCCTGTTCGTTCCGAAAAAATGCTTGACGCGCTCAAGAATGCAAAACTTGATTGCTTTACTAGCAACAAGAACAACAAAGAGACACGTCTTGCACAGTTGCAGGCCATTTATAACGCTATTCTGCCCGAAACTTTGACGGCAAAGGCGCTTTCTTGTGATATGGCTTATATCAAGACGGCATACACTAAGGCTAAAATGGGCACTGTTACCACGCTGAACGACAACGCGCTGATTGATGAAATTATTGTAACTATCGGCTATGCACTGTCCTTTGATGAATCTACCGGCAAGCGTTCCCGTGCATACGATCTTCAGAGCAAGTCTGCCTTTTTTAAG